ACGCCGACCACCACGCGCACCATGTCAGGCAACGCGCTCTGCTTCACCCTGCATCCGTCGAGCATCGCCCGCGTCCACAGAGCGCCTGGCACATCGTCCGCCTTGATCTCTTCCCAGTCGCTCATTGCAGATCAGGCGCAATCGCTGGCAACCGCCCGTTAGCAGGACCCTTGCGGCTTCCGTTGGGATTGCCGCTGCGGCGCTTGCGCTCTTGCGCCTGCCCTTGCGGGGCGCGCTCCTGCCGACGACGCGCGACCTCTGCGTTGAACCAGGACAGCAGCTCGGCCGTATCTTCGTCGCGCTCGATCGGGTCGTAGTAGCGCTTCTCCTGGGGCTTGCGCCCCATCGTCTTGGTGATCTCCAGGAATTCATGGTCATCGGGACCGCAGATGCGGAACTTGCCATAGCGCCGAGCTTTCTGAGGGCGACCGTCGCCCATCCCCACGATCTGCCCGGCCGATGCGAGCAGATTCATGATCTGCTCATCGGTCAGGGGATTGACCTTGTATTCGATCTCGACCGTGCACGCCCATTGCGGGAAAAAGGGCCGGGTGCGCACGTCGGGGGTGCGCGCCGCGTCGCTGGAGCGCACCATATCCATGCCCAGCACCGGCAAGCCATAGAGGTTGATGTTCTCGCTGACGACATTCGTCCATCGCTCGATCTGCGCCTTGGCCGGCCCGTCGACATCGAGAGCCGAGGACGAGAGGCACCCATGCACCATGCCATCGGGGAGATGGAAGAGGGTCGGGGTCTTCGGGTCGCGGTTCAGATAGAAGCTGCCGCGATATTCCTCGACTGGATCGTGCTTCAGGCTCGTCGCCCGCTCATTGCGGTTCTTCCTCTGCGAGGGGTAGAGCAGCTCGCGCCAGGCTTTGGCGTTGAACCGATGCATGATGAACGGGGTCGTTCCGACGATGTCGATGATGATCCGACGCATCTTGATCGGCTGGATTTCGACGACGGCCTTCTTCGCTGCAAATGCCATCTGCGTGGCTCCCTGTGGGGTTACGGTGGAGCTTCATGGTGGCGGAAATTTCCACCATGCGCAAGTCGAAAGGCGAGATGTGAATTTCCGCCATCATCGCGGCTTGGGACGCAGATGCAAGAGTGCCTGCCCCATCGCTTCGAGCGCAGCCGCGAAGTCCATCACCGTCTTGTCATTCGCCTTGGCGAGCGCCGCACGTAGGCCTTCGGCGTTGCCGCGTCCTTCGGTCAGCAACTGCGCAAAGGGCTTCGTCGCCGCGATGATCGGGGCATAAGCGCCGAACACCGACCAGTCGACATATGTCCCGGCCTCGCGCTCGCTCTTCGCCTCCTCAAGTCGATCGAAGTTACTCATGACGTCCTCTCCTGTGTTTGGACCGCTGTCTTTCATTCTTGTCCCCGGTCTTTCTCTCTTTAATGATTGGTGGAGAGGGGTGGAGCTTTCCCATAAACCCCCCTCCCCTTAGGCCATGGGCCTGAAGGGTTAGGGGATCGATGGGAGCAATGATCGGCCGAGCCGGGGCATCGCGATCCCAGCCGTCCTTGCGGATACGGCGTCCGACGTTCAACCCGCATGAGCCCGCTCGGATGTTTAACCCCGGCTGCCGCCCGCATGCGAACGAGTTCCGACCCAGAAACAGGACGTGCTGACACGTCCGGCGACTTTCTTGTCCAGGCGCATCGGAGAGCGGGGTTTGCACAGCGGAAATTTCTACGCTATATGTGCATCTCGCTCCGCTTGACACCGATCCGCCTGGACAGCTCAGTTCGGTAACAAGCATTCAGAAAGAGCCCTGGCCTCCCGGTCGGGGCTCTTTGCTTTTGTGCGCCTGACTCGGCCGTTCCGTCAACGCCAAATCAAAGCTGTGGATAACTCTGTGGATTGTGGCTGAGCGAGAGGGGAGAGCGCTTGGGCCGTCGATACACAGCATCGCCTGACGGGAAGATGCAGCCCTGGTGCGTGTAGATGATGTGCTCGTGGATGATGGTCGCTGGCGGCTCATCGCGCTTGTTGAACTCCAGCTCTGCCAGCTTCCCGTCACGCTGGACGATGACGAGCTTCATTGCAGGCGAGCCCCTGTTCCCTGGCGCGCTTCGGGCCTTCGGTCTCGATATGGTCGATGGTCGCGCGAAGGTCGATGAGTTTCGCCATCGCAAGAAGCGCGTTGCGCAGATGATCGATGCGCTTGCCCATGAAGTAGAGCGTGGCCCAGTTGGCGGCGACGGCCACAAACAAGGCCCAGAACCCGAATTCATCCGTCATCGCGATTCCCCGTTGCCAAACTCGCTTGGTCGGGTCTATAGCAGAAATCTCCTGCATCACAGAGAGGCTTGCTCACCACGAATGAGCCAGTGGTTCAAACCGATCAGCGCCATCGCGTTCGAGGCCTTCAAGGTCTACCTCAAGGAATTCTTTGAGGCTTGCCCGGAATGGACGAGAGCGTCATTATTGCGCTCGGCGAAGATGGACCCAGGCTTCATCCGCAGAGTCGAGCGGGGGCAAGGCTACAATGTGAAGAGCCTCGACCGGCTGTTGCGGTTCATGGGCCGCGCCGTCAGCGGCAAGGTGCAAATGGCGGCGGCCCCAAAACAAGTGCATCGAAAGGGCAATGGGCATGAACGATATGGCTCGAAGCGAGGACCTGGGCGATCTGCCTCCAGCAGCGGCGCCGTCCAAGGGCAAGCGCGGCGCCGGCAAGGCAAAGGCGAAGAAACCCGCCAAGGCCGCTAAGGCGAAGGAAGCCAAGGCCCCTTCGAAAAGGTCGACGAAGACCACGACCGAGGTGGTGGCCGAGTTCGAGCAGGACCAGCGCGTGCAGGCGCGCGAGGGCCGCAACACGCAAGGGATCGAGGGGCGCGAGAATTCGATCCGGGCCTTCATCGTCGACTGGCGCGGTCTCATCGGCGACAAGAACAAGATCATCTCGAAGATGGGCGTGCGCGCCGCCGATGCGAAGAATGCAGGCGTTCCGGTGAAGCTCGTCAAACAGCTCCTGAAAGAGCTGGACAAGCCGGAAGAGGCAGCGACCATGCAGAATATCATGAACCAGCTGCGCGGCCTGGTCTCTCTCCCGCATGGTGAGCCGATCGACGACATGTCCACCTATGAGGGCGACGACACCGCCGATGCGCGTGCCTACAAGGCAGGCCGCATGCATGTGTGGCGCGGCGGTCGCTCGCAGGACAATCCGTATCACGGCGACGTGAAGCGCGGCCAGGAATGGTTGCGCGGGTTCAATGACGCCTATGCCGAGGCCGAGGCGTCGTCCTCTGCTCACGCCATGAAAAAGCTCCACGCGCTCGCTACCGAGGCTGCAAAGTCCGCGACTGCGTAGAGAGAGATGATCCAAGGGACCCGCACAGCGCGGTAAGGGTGGGGAAGTGCGAGCGCTCGTCACGCGAGCTAACCCCAAAGACGGCCCTCGGATGCGCCTTCCTGCTGGAAAGGCGCCTTCGTTTTGAGAGATTGGTCTGGCTCTGCCGCTTCGCAATCGTCTGAGCCAGCCAATAGACCCCGAGGGCGTTCGGTTTGCCCCCCACGCCACGCGCCTTCGGGGTCGCTTTGAAGGAAGTCAGATGCGCGCGCTCGCTCTTGATCCCGCAACCATCACAGGCTTCGCCTTCGGCATCTTCGGCGAGCGCCCGAGGAGCGGCACGATCCGGCTGCCGACCGTCGATCCTGATGATGTGGGCCATCGTTTCTCCGTCCTCGAAGGCGCCGTGCGCGATCAGATCAGCGGCAACAAGGCCGAGAAGCTGATCATCGAAGACATCTATCTCAACCCCATGAACAAGTTCTCCCCGAGGCAGGACTTCCTGCTGAAGGGTTATCGGGCCGCGATCATCATGGCCGCGCACAAGTGCGGGCTTCACGGGAAGAGGGACTGCGTCTGGGTCTATCCGGGCTCGTGGCGCAAGACGTTCGGGACGAGCCACGTGCCGAAGGAAGTGCGCGACTCGAAGAAATCAGACGCCATCCGCAAGTATCTCAAGACGGCTGCCTTCGAGCGCTGCCGCGAGCTGGGATGGGACCCGCGCAACGAAGACGAGTCTGACGCGTTGGGACTTTGGTCTCACGGAGAGACGCTGTTCAGCCAGGGCGATTCGAACGAGCGCATGCCGCTGTTCGCGGCGACGCCGCTGTGAGCTACCAGCGCGAAAGCTACGTCAAGGCCGAGCCGAAGGCGCGCAGGCTTTACGAGGAGCACATGCACGGAATGCGCAAGGCGGCGCGGTGGGACAAGCTGCCGATCGCCACGCGCAACGCCTGGTATGAGATTTACGTCCGCAGCCGCGAGGAAAAGGCGGCAGCGGACAGGAAGCGGTCGAAGTGACAGCCGATCCGATCATCCGCGAGCTGCCCTCCGGCCAGCGCATCTTTACGCGCAGGCCGGTGCGGGCGGCGAATCGCACTGGCGGCAGACCACATGGAGAGCTTCATGAGCGAGATCGTGCGGACGGCCCTGCCAGGCACAGCGGCTCACACTTTGATGAAGGCGATCATCCGCGAGGCACGCGGCATGGACCAGAGCGACGTGATCAACGCGACGCTGTCCGTGATGCTCGAAGCGTTCTTCCAGAAGCATAATCGGCGCGCCCAGGTCGAGCCGCACTTCGACGAGACGATCGCCCGCGTGAAGTCGACGCTCATGGCGAAGTATGATCCCGTCAGCGGTAAGCGCCGCTCGACCGAACGGATCATTCTCAGCTCATGACCGAGAAAAAAGCTGTGGACAAGTAGCGGCTTTCATTGAGGCCAGCGCGCATCGGCCTACGGTGGGGTCTCCAGTCCAGGCGGCCCCATGTCCAATCGCAAACGAGAGGCGGCATCGACCGCCGACATGAATATTCCGGCCGAGCAATCGCTCCTCGGCTGCGTGCTGCGGCGCGACCAGGTGTTCTTCGAGGTCCACAACGATCTTGAGCCCGCAGACTTCGCCGATCCCCGCCATCAACTGATCTGGAAGACGATCGAGAAGATCGCCAGCCGGGCGCAAGGACGCTTCGATGCGGCGACCGTCGCGGACTTCCTGCAAGGGACAGACGAGAGCGTGCCTCGCGACTATCTCGACGCTCTCGCCGACGCCGTCTCCGATCCCTCGGCTATCCAGCAATACGTCCGCACCGTGGTCGACCTCTCGCGCCAGCGTGCCATGGTCCAGGCGATGCAGGACGGGATCACCAGGCTTCGCATGCGGGCTCCCGACGAGGCGCTTAACGAAGTTGTCGACGAGATCAATGGCAATGTGCTCGACGCAGGTCGCGCGGATTCATCGACCCAAAAGACCCTCGGTGAATTCGCCGAGCTGAGCTACCGGCGCATAGAGGCTGTGCGCTTCGGCCACACCAAGAGCGTCAATCTCAGCTGGGGCCTGTCCGCCATGGATGAGGCATGCGGCCCGGCAATCCCCGGACATCTGCATGTCATCGGTGGTCGGCCGGAAATGGGCAAGGCATTAAGCCTCTGCGCTCGGGTGCTCTTGGCTGATGGCCAATGGAAGGCAATGGGCGAACTGATGCTTGGCGACCGCCTCGCATCGATTGACGGCGCAGCATCCCGCATATCGGGAATTTTCCCGCGAGGGAGACGACAAGTTTTCAATGTTCGGTTCCGTGACGGAAGGACAACGCAGGCATGCGGTGAACATCTGTGGCGCGTTCATCATCGCCATTGGGACGAGCCGCGCATACTGACGACGGACGCTGTCGCCAGCTTGCTACAAAGAAAGCGCTATCAGCGACGCCTCTATATCGATCTAGTCAGCGGCCACTTCGGCGATCCTAAGTTGCAGTTACCGATCGATCCCTATGTTCTAGGGTGTTTGCTAGGGCACAGCTCGTTTAGAGAAAGCTCATTGAGGATAGGGTCCGTTGACCATGAAGTTATCGAGAGGATGCAAGCGAGAACAGGCGAGGCCAAAATAAGCGCTACTGCGGGAGACCGCCATGTTTATTCCATCAGATCCTCAGTTCCCGGTCCGCCGATTAACTGGCTTATGGATGCCCTTGCGCGCATGGGTTTGGAGGGCAAGCGGTGTGACGAGAAATTCGTTCCCGACATCTATCTTCAGGCTGATCGCCAGAGCCGCCTTGAACTCCTGCGAGGGCTCATGGATACGGACGGTCACGCCTCTTACGGCGCCGTCGAATTCAGCTCGACCAGCGAGAGACTGGCTTTGGATGTGCAATCGCTGGCGCGATCCCTTGGTGCCGTAGCCCGGATCGAGCGCAGAAAGACGCGGTGTTTCTACAAAGGTGAGATGCGCGGACAGGATTCCTTCCGCTGCCGTATTAGGCACGAGCAGGCCCAGGACTTCTTCACCCTTCCGCGCAAGATGGCCGGTGCGACTCGGGTCGGTCACAACACAGTGACACTTACCTTTGACAGCATCGAGCCTGTCGGTATCCGCGAAACGCGCTGTATTGCGGTTACACATCCTTCCAGTCTGTATGTGACGGACGGATACATAGTCACGCACAACACGGCGCTCGCGACCACCATCGCCCTCGCCCTTGGACGCCAGGCACCGGGCGGCATCATTCAGCTGGAAATGCGCGGCGAGGCCGTGGCCGATCGCTCTCTCTCCCATCTGACCGATATCCCGGCCTGGAAGATCACACGCAACGAGGCGCACAACTCCGGTTATCTGGAGAAATATGCCGATGCAATCGCCGAGCTGCACCGGCTGCCGATCCGGGTAGAGGCGAGGCCAGGGCTCACCACCGCGCAGATCAGGGCGAAGTGCATCGGCATGAAGCGCCGCTATGGATGCGTCTGGTTCATCTTCGACCATATCCAGATCGTGCAGGCCGCGATGCGCCGCGCTGATCCGAGCGACACGATCGACGAGTTCTGCCGCACCACGGCCGCTCTCGCGAAAGAGCTGGACGCGGTGATGATCGCGCTCAGCCAGGTCAATTCGAAGAACCGCGATCGGGACAATGACCGGCCGCAGCCGCGCGACCTCATGTATTACAACTCGATCGAGCCGCACGCGGACGTGATCGCGTTTCCCTACCGACCGGAAGTGGCGCTGCGGGAACGCAGGCCTCCAGAGCCGATGAAGGACGATACCAAGGCCGAGAACCTATACTTCGACTGGCAACAGCGCATGGAGGCCGCGAAGGACAAGGCCGAGATCATCTGCGGCAAGAACCGCCATGGCCCATCCGGCGAATTCCGACCGTGCCTCTGGGATGGTCCCACCATGCGCTTCAAGCCGCTCGAAAGCGCGCTGCGCAGCGCCGACGATAACCAAGCCTATCTTCCGGAGATGTGAAAATGGCGCTCGCAATGGCGGCTACCGACAGCGATTACGCGACTTTTCTTGAAAGTCGCCTTCACAGTTCCGAGCATGGGTTTGATCCGACTTTCATGCCCGACTGCCTTTTTGATTTCCAGGTATCGCTAGTCGAATGGTCGGTGCGCAAGGGACGGTCGGCGATCTTCGCGGACTGCGGCATGGGCAAGACACTCTGCCAGCTCGTCTGGTCTGAAAATATCGTAAGGAAGACCAATCTCCCGGTGCTGATCACGACGCCTCTCGCCGTAGCGAGGCAGACGGCGCGCGAGGCCGAGAAGTTCGGGATCGAGGCCCATGTCTCGCTCGACGGCAAGATCAGGCCAGGCATCAACATCACGAACTATGAGCGCCTGCATTATTTCAGCCCGAGCGATTTCGTCGGAATGGTCTGCGACGAGAGCGCGATCTTGAAGTCCTTCGATGGAACGCGCCGCCAAGAGATCACGGACTTCATGCGCAAGATGGCCTATCGGCTTCTCTGCACTGCGACGCCTTCGCCGAACGAGTATGTCGAGCTTGGCACCAGTTCCGAGGCTCTCGGCTATCTCGGCTACATGGACATGCTGTCGCGGTTCTTTAAGAACGACCAGGGCAACAGCATCAGGGCCTTCCGCTCGCGGTACAAAGGCCGTGATTTCCGGCAACTCGATGACAATGCCAAATGGCGGTTCAAGGGACATGCCGAGACGCCATTCTGGAAATGGGCTTGTTCCTGGTCGAGAGCGGTGCGGAAGCCGTCTGATCTCGGCTTTGACGATGGGTCTTTCATTCTGCCGCCGCTGATCGAGCGCCAGCATGATGTCGAGAGCCGCAGAAATCCCAGCGAAATGCTGTTTGCGCTTCCCGCATTCGGGCTTGCCGAGCAGCGCGAGGAGCGGCGCCGCACCATTGACGAGCGCTGCGAGCAAGCAGCACTTCTCGTTGATGATGGGGAATCGGCGATCATCTGGTGCCATCTCAACCCAGAAGGCGACATCCTGGAGAGGCTAATTCCCGATTGCGTCCAAGTGAGCGGGCGCGACAGTGACGAGGCCAAGGAAGAAAAGTTCCTGGCCTTCATCGACCAGAAGCCAGGCGCGCGGCGGCTTATCACCAAGGAGCGGATCGGCGCTTGGGGAATGAACTTCCAGCACTGCGCCCATTCGGTGCATTTCCCGACGCACAGCTTCGAGGGCTACTACCAGAGCATTCGCCGCTGCTGGCGTTTCGGGCAAACGCGCCCTGTTGTGGTCGATATCGTGACCACCGAAGGCGAGAAGGACGTCCTGCGAAACCTGCAACGCAAGTCGGCTGCGGCCGACAGGATGTTCTTGGGCCTTGTCCGGCACATGCGCGAGGTGCTCCACATTGATCGCGCCAACAATTTCACACAGGAAGCAGAGATCCCCTCATGGCTGTGATCGATCAAAGGCTCTCGTCTCGCTATGCTCTGATCAATGGCGATTGCATCGAATACATGAAAAGCCTTCCGTCCGAGCGCGTGCATCTCTCGATCTATTCGCCGCCGTTCGGAGGGCTGTTCTGCTACTCATCCTCGGAGCGCGATCTCTCGAACTGCGTCAGCTACGATCAGTTTTTCGAGCACTATGAGTTCTGCGTGAAAGAGATTTTCCGCCTCACGCTTCCTGGCCGCATGACCTGCGTGCATTGCATGGATGTGCCGTCCGGCAACACCGGGACTGATTTCCTGATCGACTTTCCGGGTGATCTGATCCGCCTGCACAAGGAAATCGGCTTCGATTACATCGCTCGCTATGCGATCTGGAAAGAGCCGCTCGCAGTGCGCAATCGAACAATGGCGAAGAACCTAGCTCACAGAACCATCGTGGAGGATTCCTCGCGGTGCAGCTCGGCCGCCGCTGATTATCTCCTCGTCTTTCGCCGCAAGGGACAGAACAAGGTCCCGATCGCTCATCCGCATGGGCTACTCGATTATGCCGGCTCCCGACCGCTCCCGGCCGAACTGCTCAAATATCGCGGCTGGGGGGGCAATCAGATCGAGAACCGCTATTCGCATTGGATTTGGAGGCAATACGCTTCGGCTTTCTGGGATGACATCCGCATAGGCCGAGTGCTTCCGTTCCGCGACAGCCGCGATGAGGATGACGAAAAGCATGTTCATCCTCTTCAGCTCGACGTAATCGAGCGTTGCCTGACGCTTTGGTCCAATCCGGACGAGACGGTGCTAACGCCATTCATGGGCGTAGGTTCCGAGGTCTATGGCGCTCTTAACCTCGGCCGTAAGGGCATCGGTATTGAGCTGAAACCGTCCTACTTCCAGCAATCAATCCGCAACATCGAGGCCGTAGGAAAGGCCGATATCGAGCAACCCGCTTTTGATCTCGGCGACGATATCGCCTGGGCAGAAGCAGAAGCGGCAGCCGAGTGATCACCATGTCGACCGTCAGCGATGCAAAACTGCGCGAGACGATCGCAGATGGTCTCGCCGTGATGGGCACCTACGCCGAGAACGCCATCAACTTCCTGACGATCGGCGACGACAAGGGGGCCGAGTATGCGATCAAGAAGGCTGCCGCGCATTTCAAACAGGCGGTCGATTTCCTGTCCGAGTTGAAGAAACGAAACATGACCCAAGCCAAGGAGGAACTGTATGCTGTCGCGCAGCCCGCAAGACGATCCATTCGGGATCAGCAAGCTCGACCAAATGGAACCTCCTCACCAGAGCCACGCGACGCTGGAGCGGCTGGAGACATCGGCGACTAGCGAGCCGATCCCAGGGCGCGAAGCTGCCATCGCCTACGCCGTTGCCATTGAGCCACGATATCTCGACGCCTGCGCCGACCAGCTCGGAAGCCTCGGATGGGTCGCGCCTCTCGTCGGATCGATTGTCGGGCTCGCTCTCAATTCGGCCGCTGGCGGCGCGACACTGGACGCCGGCACCATCTCGCGCGATCTCGCGGTGCTGCGCTCCTGTATCATCGAGCCGTCGCCGTCCTATCTCGCGAGCTTCAACCCGGCGAGCTTCGCCGAAGCCTTGGAAGTCCAGGGCGAGCAGGAGCGCAGGCGCCGGTTGCGGGCTCTCTCATGAGCGAACGTCACGACAAGCGCACAGAAGAGAGCTTCACCTTCGATGGCGTGAAGTATCAGAGGCGCGAGGATGTCATCGCCGCCCTATGAAGTGTGCAACGTATGAGGCGATCCTGGAGGCACGTCGTGGACGATGACGAAGGAAATAGTTCAGCTGCGGCGCGTCGAGCCAGCTATCATGTCGAGGAGCGTGATGCGCATGCCAAGCTTGCGGCGGCGGCTTATTGGCAGATCGCGATGCGCAAGCGCAGGCTCTACCGCGAGGAGTCAGAGCGCCATGCGAGTGAAGAGGGCATCCGGCCGCACAAAGCTGTGAGTGCCTGACCATCTTGGGTTGCGGGGGCTCCTCCAGCGTCCTATTTCAGGCCGACCATGAAAACCCAGACCAAGCTGCGCATGGTGGAAATCCAGTGCGCTCACCGAGCTGCGGTCACTGCTACGCTCAAGCTCATGAAGACGGCCGACCGCGTGCGCGAGCAAGAGCCTGACGGGCCGGTCGCGGCGATCCTCGTCGGCGCCTACGCGGATATCCGTCTCGCGGCCGAGATGCTGGAGGCGATCATCCTCGATCGGCGCGAGGGGAGACACGGGTGTGGCGAAAGGGACCACGCAGCTGGTCAAGCCTATTGAGCGCCCGGTGAAGATCGCCGGCCTGGCGGAACGGCTGGAAGCGCTTCGTGGCTCCCATCGCCTTCGCCTCCGAGCCCATGACCCTCATCAAGGCTCTCGCGGTCCGTTCGATGCGCAACAGAGCGCCGATCTCTTCGTCAGTCATGATGGTTTCCCTTGCGTGCCCCCGCGAGGGGTTTCCCCAAGTCTTAGGACGGCCAAGGGCGGCCGTCACTGGTCGGCGTGGGCTCTCAGAGCCTCCAGGGCCTCGATCGCCTTCTCAGCCCTCCTGAGAGCCCGGACGAGCGTGCTGGTCCTGCGCCCATGCATCCCCTGGATAGCGTCACGGCAGCCCTTGAGCGCGTCCTCGGCCTCATAGAGGACCGGGACAGTCTTCGCCATCCAGTCCTTCAGGTCGATCGCCCTGTCCACGATGAGGCTCATAGCGGAGCCGAGAAGCGCTCGGACACAGCGGGCTCGGTGGTCTCGCCGCAGATCACACGAGCGTCGACGACATCGCCATCCTTGAGATGGTCGAAGTTGTTGTTGATGTAGATGTGCGCGGCGAGCATTGTGCGGACGTTATGTCCCCACCGGTGCGGATCGATGTGGCCCTCATCGGTTGCTAGCTTGATGACCGCCACGCGGTAGGAGCCTTCCATGCCGAGGCCGCAGCGAGCAAGCAGGTAGCGCTGCGCTTCGTTCGGAATGCCGCCGAGCGCGTTGATGTCCGGCACCAGCTCGACCGCGATGACGGGAATAAACGTGTGATGGTCTCTGATCTCAAGGGCCTTGGCGATCATGGCAGTGTCACCCGTTGCTCGATGATGCGGTAACGCTTCTCCACGTCATGCGGAACGACGTAGGCCTCAAAGTCCTTGAGCCGAAGCTCCTGGCGCGCCGTGATGCGGTGCTGTCCGTCGACGAAGCACAAGAACCGGTATGGTCGATGCGGCTCATTCTCGATCAGTATGACGGGCAGCGCGAGAGCGTGTGGCGTTCCCTTGATCTTGTCGACGCGGTCGCGGCTGACGTTGCCCGATTCCCAATCCGTATCGGCGACGAAGGCCATCGACAGGGTGATCTTCTGAAACTCGCCGCGATCGGCCGCGTCCTGGAGCCTGGTGACATTCCAGGTGATCTCCTCGCCGAGGAAGCGCGCGTCGAGCGTGAAGACCGTGTCGGCGAGATTGCCGCCATTGAGGATGACTACTTCGGTCATGGCTGGCCTCTCTTGGCGGCTTTGTTTGCTGCATTGAAGGCGCGTATGTCCGCTCTTCCACGCAAGCCGCCAGAGCTGACCCACTGATCGTAGGCAGCCTTCGATCCGTAGCTCAAGGGAGGGGCGTTGTTGCGCAGGAACCGGATGTAGCCGCGCAGCACTGGTAAGTTATTCTCATCGGCGTGCAGCACCGCCCTCTCCAGATCGTTCGACAGCACCGCTTCGAGGAAGGTCCCAACGGGCACGCCCTGATCAAGATATCGCAACAAGCCCTCGCGCATATAGCGCGGGATGCCAGTGCCGATCCATTCCTTCTCGTCGATCTCGATCATGTCATCCTCCTATGTTGATGTGCGAAAGTAGCTCCTCGGCGCCAAAGACCTGATCGGCGCCGCATGATTCGCATTCGTAATTGCGGGCGTCTGGCTCGCAGCCGCCTCGCTCCTGGCCGCAGATCAGGCAGAACCCAGGATCGTCGAGATCGAGAATCCAGCGCTTCACCGCGTCGACGATCACGTCGTCGGTAAGCGAGGCATGCCAGAGCCCGCGCGCCATCATTGCTGCGGCCCTCCGCTGGCGCCCGGCATGAAGTCCGGCATGGACTGGTCCTTCGCCTTCACGTGCTCGCCGATTGCCGCGAGCACGCCATCAATCTGCCGATGTAGGGGGACTTGGGAGAGCACCATCTCCCTGGCCATGCGCTGCACCTCTGGCGTTGCCATGTGGTGCAGGCGGTTGATGATTACGCCATCGTTGACAAGAGACGTGCGCAGCGCCGCGAGAATCGCATGCAGCGAGACGATTGTGATGTCGTCGCGGTTCATCATCGCGCGGGCCTCCGCTGACGCAGCTGGCCCTGGCGGCCGAGCTTGATGAGCAGCGAGCGCACGGCCGCGCGTGTCCAGTTCGTGCCGCCGCGCTGCATGGGGATACGACGCCGCTCGAACTCGCGCACGAGCTGCCCGGTCCCGGTCTTGCCGGAGCCGGCGAGCTTCTCGACGATCGGCCGCATGGTCTCATGCCATGGCTTCGCAGGCGGCAGCGCGTCGCCGGCAGCCTTGATGATGGCGCGCGTCGCCGCGAAGGGCTTGGCGCTCTTCGAGGCGGCCTTGCTCGGCTTCGCCGGAAAGACCATGACTGCGCTCTGAAGCACGTCGAGGAAGCGCAGCAGATCGGCGTCTGACGCTTCGATGGTGATGTTGAATTTCGGCACGTCGGTTCTCCTGGTGTGGGGTGTGATCAGGCGCCGGCTGGGTTACGCTGCGACCTTCTCCCTTCTCCGCTTCACGGGCACAGGCGCCGAGTGCCATGCTGGCGCCTCGGCATTGGCATGCCCGCGAATGGGCATGAGGACGCCGATCGTGTAGGGGCCGCCGGCTGATTCGGGGAAGGTGACGAGCGCGGCATCGTCTCCATTCGGGGCGATGTAGGTCTTGCCCATGCACCCGTTCATGTGGCCGAGCTTGCGCGCCACCTGGTTGAAGCTCGCTACATAGTCGCCGTCGAAGTAGGCTCGTTTGAGGTTGACCTCGCGCGGCATGACGCGGCGCCAGTCCGGGAACGTGCCGTCGATCGGGGCGAAGTTGTGCATGTCACCCCACAGGAAGAGGCTGAGCTGATCGTCACCGCGTCGAGAGAGACGCGCGTCATCGCCAGTCTCGCGCGTCTTGAGCTTGAAGTGCCGGCACGACAGCGTCGGGATGATGAACGTGCCGGTGAGCGTGTTGCGCTCGTCCTTCTCGCCGAGCGGAGCGTAGTGCGCCACGAGGCGATGCCCATCGGTCGCGACGTAGATGGTCGCGTCCTCGGTGATCTCAAGGCAGACGCCGCAGAGATAGTGGCGCGTCACGGTCTCGCTGCTCGCCACGAGCGAGACGGCCGCGAGCGCGCGCAGATTGATGCGTGCTTCATCAGGCATTGGATAATCCTCCGGGTGGACAAGCCCACCATGGGCCGGCGCCTCGCGACGCCGGCCGGTGCTGGGCTCAGAGCGAGCAGTAGAGCGGTTCGTTCAACTCTATGGAGCGCTTCAAGAGAGCGATGAGCCTGGCGTGGTCGCCCTGGTAGCCCTTGAGCCATTCCTCGAATGGGTCTTGCGAGGTGTGGCCTTCAAGACGCCAGCGTTCGAGGCGCGCTTTCACGGCTTCGGCTGTCACCGGCTTTGCTTCCAGCATCGCGATGAATTCGTGCGCCTTGGGGATCGGCAGGAAGCCATCGTCGAGCATCGGGACGACGTCCTGCCACCATGAGAAGCCGATCAGGCTCGCGAGGTTGCCGCCGTTGTAGGCGTCGCGGAAGTAGCCCCTGCTCCGCATGTGCGTGAAGGCCGCGTCGACTTCCTTTTGTGCCTCCCTGGCCTGCTCGCTGTCGCGCGGGAGGCCATCGCGCTTGCTGACGGCCGCCTCGAATATCGGCTGCCACTGTTTCAGGTGAGGCTCGTATTCGCTGTTCAGATAGATATCGGCTCCCATGTGAATCTCCTGTCGGTGATGGGAACCGGCCACGCATGAGCGCGAGGCCGGCAGGCGTATCAATGGCCGTGGTGCCAGGTCTTCCCGCCATCATGGCTGTGATGGCCGTGGGCGAGCGCCTTACGGTCGACAGAGCGGCCGGCAAGCTGCTCGGCCCTGGCGATAGCGGCCTTGGCCAGCGCCGAGCCTGTGACCATCAGGCGGCGATAGGCGCAGGAGTCGGTGACGCCGTCGCGATCCTCGTCGGGGAGGCCAACGAAGGTGATGGCGCCTTGCGGGCCGACCTTGGGTTTGATGGTGCCGCTGGCGAGGCCCTTGGAGATGCGCTCGACCGCAGCACGCACTTCACTGGCGCGCTGTTGGATCGTCTGGCGCGGCTTAAGTCTGGTGTCGCAGGGCATGGCTCAATCTCCCAATTCGATGGCAGGCGCGATGGCGCTCACGCCCATGGCGAAGTCGTCGTCATAGCCCTCTGGCACGAGGTCGAGCCCGCGCCCGCTCTCGGCGACCGGGGCCTGAACCTCGGTTGCCTCTCCGATATCGAGGAAGGCGGTGCGCGCCTCGGTGATCTTGCGGATCGCGGCCGTGTCGATCTCCTGTGCCGCCTGCTCGCCGGCCTTGACGATTTGCTTGGCGCTGTTGCGCGCCGCGTCGATCGCGATCTGGATGCGCGCCTGGGCATCGGGGGAGAGCATTTCCCCCAGGCCCTTGGCCCTCGATGCCGCGTCGCGCACCACCTTGACGTCGAGCTTGGCGATGCCGTCCGCCATGTCCGAGAGCAAGTCGCGGACTTCCGAGTTGATGGCCTTGACCGCCTCGACGTCGTCGGGGGCGATGCGGCCGGTCATCACGTAGCAGCTCACGCGGGTGAGCTTGGCCGTGGCGTTGAAGGTATCGGCCACGCGCCGCGCTTCCGCGATGGCGCGCTCCAGGTTCTCGGCTTCCGCTTCCGGGCAGAGCAGCCCGAAGGCCGAGTGAGCGCACACGCTGGTGATGATCGTCCTGATCTTCGAGCGCGCCTTGGTTGCCGCTTCGTGCTCGACGGGATCGGCGATTACCCGCTCCGTCTCCCATTTGGCGCGCTCGGCCCCGTCATCGGTGACGTGGAGGGCTTCGACTTCGACGGTGCGATAGTTGACGTTGCCGCGCAGGCCCGTCTTCAAGCTGACGAGCAGGCCGGGGCGAAGGGTGCTGGTGGAAATGGTCACGATGGTTCTCCTGTCGGGGTTCTGGATGATCAGAGGTCAAGGCTGCCGCGAGCCAAGCCGGTCTTGGCCTCGGTGGTCTCCGTCACGGCCGTCGCCGGCCGGGCACGTCCTTCCGCCCACTTGCGCAGGCCGCCGATTTTCTCGGCCGAGGTCTTGCTGAGCGGGACTACGGTCGTCGCCGCCGCGAGCAAATCCTCCGTGGTGATCTCGCGCTCGCCATCCGCGAAGGCGGTGAAGAGCGCGTCGGGCACGATCGCTGCGATCTCGGCCCCGGTGAAGCCGGCGCAGACGGTCGCCACCTTGCGGTGGAGGATCGTCTCGACGCCGCGTCTGTGAGCCTTGAGCGTCGCCTGGAGGATCGCTGCGCGCTCATCCTCCGTGGGGAGGTCGACCCACCACACTTCGTCGAAGCGGCCTTTGCGAAGCAGCTCCGGTGGCAGGCTCGATACATCGTTCGCTGTCGCGATCACGAAGGCCTCGCCCTGACGCTCCTGCATCCAGGAGAGGATGCCGCCAAGAGCGTCGGATGAGACGCCACCATCGGCTGAGCCGCTGGTCGCGCCCTGGAGGGCCTTCTCGACCTCGTCGATCCAGACGACGCAGCGACCAATCGCCTCGATCACCCGGAAGGCCTTGCGGAGATTGCCCTCGCTCTCGCCGACGAATTTCGACTTGAGCGCGCCGAGGTCGAGCCGCAACAGGGGCACGCCCCAGGCCGTAGCAATGGCCTTGGCGGTCATGGACTTGCCGCAGCCAGGGACGCCCACGAGAAGGGCGCCCTTGGGCGCAGGAAGGCCGTAGGCGCGGGCCTTGGGGCTGTAGGCGAGGCGCCGGGAGGCGAGCCACGCCTTGAGGTTGTCCAGGCCGCCGACGCTGTCGAGCCCGCCAGGGAGCGGATCGTGCCATTCGAGCACGCGCTCGCGGGCGATCACGCGGCGCTTCTCTTTCGCCACGGCGACCGGGTCGATGCGCCTGAACTGCACAAGGCTCTTGGCGTAGCAGGCAGCCGCCTCCTCGCCGCTCAGACCGACCGCCGCATCGATCGCGGAATCACGGGCGCCATTGGGCGCTGCGGTCGCTTGCAGCTCCTCCGGCAGTCCGTTGATGGCGGCGTCGAGGATCGAGGCGATCTCCTCGCGATCCGGGAGAGGCCACTCGATCACAGTCGCATGAGCCGACAGCTCCTGCGGGACATCGCCAGACGGCGAGATCACGATCACGGCCTGGGCGCGTTCCCGCTGCACGCTGGGGAGCAACCGGGCGAGGTTGCGCAGCTGGCGCAAGGTGGTGATGCCGCCAGGCCCGGACAGCCATGCCGGCAGGTCACGCATGACCCACACGCAGCGGTCGCCGTTGTCCTTGGCGCGATCGGCGATGAGGTTGAGGGTGTCGGCAGGATCGGCCGAGCCGCCGACCGTCGAGCGCGCGCCGCCAAGCTCGGTGACGCCCTGCGCCACATCCCAGAAGCGCGCGATGTAGCCGGCCGCTCCCGCCGCCTCGAAGAGATAGCGCTCGGCCCTCGCCTCCTCGCGCGTCACGATCCAGAGCAGCGGGTTGCGGGCTCTGAGCAGCGCCGCGACATCCGCCGCGACGATCTGGCTTCTACTTTTCGTCATATGGTCCTCCTATCCAGGAATGCGGAAAGCCCGCGCAGGGATTTGCGCGGGCTCGGTTGTCACTGGTGAGCGGCCTTCCAGGCCTCGATGTAGTTGGTCAAGGCCAAGCGCCGGAAGGCCTGCGCCTGCTCGCGGTTGAAGAGCCATTCGGCCTCGGTCGTGGACTTGGCCCTGGCGAATTTGCCAGCGACCTCGTCGAATTTCGCGGCCTTGGCGATCTTGGCGACGTTGAAGTGTTGCATCTAAGGCTCCTATCCAGGAGGTGGCGCGGCGCCCCATAGCGCCGGGAGAGGCGGATGCCTCAAACGGGCATGTAGGGATTGGTAGCGGAAATTTCCACCATCGGCAAGAACTGTTGAAAACGCCGCGTAAGCCCTTGAAGCCGCACGGAAGGCCGCTACGGTGTCGGCTTTCCAGGTTCGGAGGCAGGAAATGGCGGCAACATGGTGGTGCGCTGTCTATACCGATGCGCAGAAAGAGGATCAGGCAAGGGAGGGCCTGGTCGGGCTCGCCTACAATGTGTTCCTGCCGGTCGAGCGCTATTTCAGCCGGCGCCTCAAGGAAGTCCGCGAGCGTCCGCTCTTCTCGCGCTACCTCTTCGTCGGTCTGGAGGAAGGCCAGGCGTTCGGGCCTATCAAGGCAACCGAGGGCGTGCGCCAGCTCCTGACCTACGCGGACGGCGCCGGAGGCCGCAAGCCGCTCGTGGTCAAGACCAAGGTGATCGAGGAGCTGCAACGCGCCGAATCGAATGGCGTCTTCGACAACGTGCCGGATCGGCTCAAGGCCGGTGACGAGGTCGCGGTAGACGGGCCGATGTCCTACCTGATCGGCAAGATCAAAGGCTCCAGCAAGCGCGACCGCATGAAGGTCCTGTATTCGGTCATGGGGCGACAGATCGAGGCTGACGTGCCACTTTCAAGTATCAAGAGAATATGATAATTCTGTCCACCGATCAGACCGGCGTGCGATGATTTAGCGATTTGATCACCTAGGCGGAGCCCTGCCTACACTCCGAAATTTCAACCCCATGATAATCTGCTCTGTTGAAGGCTGTCTGGCGCGGGCCAAGAGCTTCGGACTATGCGGGAAGCATTACATGCGCGCGCGCCGTCACGGCGGCGATCCGAAAGCCGTTGTCGTCGAGACTGATCCTCTCAAGCTGGCGTATTCCAAGTTGCTCCGCACACTCTCGCTCTCGAAACTTCGAAGATATGCGAAGCGACCGCCTGTCGGTTTCGACGTTGCTGACATCCAATTCGAGATAGTCAGGCGCTCACGTCCAAATGGCATCGCTCCTATTCATGATATGCCCCTACCGTCATTCTTCCACCTGGCCCCGCGCCGGAGTCGCAATGGAAGAAGGCCTTCGCCAGAAAATCGATGATTAACGTTCCGGCGAGCGCCATCGACCGCAATCCCATTATACCCAGAGGCCCATCTGGCACGGCTCGCAAGGCCTCCAGCACTCTTTGAGGACGGCATGACCGTAGGGACGCAGTCCGTGGGCCGCCCCACCTTCGCCGACGATCTGAGGGCGTTCATCACGCTTCTCGACAGGTGTCATCCCCTCGCCGATCGGCTCGAAGAAGCGATCAGGGTTCTTGGCCGCGCCGTCTATGAGGGGCGACCGATTCTCATCTGCGGCAATGGCGGGTCAGCGTCGGAAGCAGAGCACATGACGGCCGAGCTGGTGGGGCGATTCCTGATCAAACGCGAGCCAATCAACGCGATCTGCCTCAATAGCAATAGCGCGATGATGACGGCCTGGGCGAACGATGTCGCCTACAAGACTATTTTCGAGCGCCAGGTGCAGGCACACGGTTCACCTGGCGCCGCGCTCGTTTGCTTCTCGACCAGCGGCGACTCAATCAACGTCGTCAAGGCAGCGCGGATGGCGCACATTCACGGAATGCCGGTGATCTCGCTCACAGGCGAAGGCGGCGGCAGACTTGCAAACGAGACGGATGTGCTTCTCTCTGTCCCGTCACGCTCGACGCCGATGATCCAGCAAGTCCACCAGCTGCTCATGCATCACATCTGCGGCGCGCTCGAAGCTTCCTTAAGCGAGGTGATATAGGCCGATACGCCGGCCCGCACGTCTCGTAAATACCGGTGATACCCGGCCAGCCAAAGCTTCGTGATGTCAGCCCGCGTGTAGTGCTGATATCGACCGCGTAGCTCCTCCGGCATATCGACCATCTCGACGCAGTCGCTCCAGGCTCTCTCGTCGGACGGGATGATGGCCGAGATGACTTTCCCAAAGCTCGTCGCCCTGCCGCTGCCGACGTTGTAGATGCCGCTCACCGGCCTCGCCTGCATCAGCCAGAGCATCACGTCGACGGCGTCGTCGACATGGACCCAGTCGCGCGTGCTATACCTGGCATTGCCGAAGAGCTTGATCTTGCCGCCCGAGCGGAACGCGTCGACCGACTTGGTGATGAAGCTCTGCATCTTGCCCTTGTGCTGCTCGCCTGGGCCGTAGACGTTGAAGAACTTCAAGCCATACCAGTGCGACGGCACATCGCTGTCATGTGCTAATGCCTCGATCGCCACATCTGCGTTGTGCTTCGATCCGGCATATGGGTTCAGCGGCCGGAGATCATTGAGCGGTGTCGATTCGGAGAAGCCGTGCTCTCCGTCCCCGTAGGTTGAGGCCGAGGAGGCATAGACGATCGGCACATCGTGCATCCCGCACCAGCGCCAGAGCTTGATGGTGAAGTCGGTGTTCTGCCAGTAGAGCTTATTGACGTCGGTGCAGGTCGTGTCGGTGATTGCACCGAGATGGTAGACGGCGGTGATCTCGGAGGCGCGCCCATCAAGCCACGGTAAGACATCGAGCCACGACAGAAGATGATGCGCATAGCTCTTGAGCGCATTGCATCTGCCCCACATATCGCGCGGCGCCATATCTTCGACGATGGCGATCTCGTCACCAGACAGCCGCGCGAGCGCCTTCACGAGATTCGAGCCGATGAAGCCGGCGCCTCCTGTCACGATGATCATGCCTTGGTCCTTTCGATGATGGCGCTCGACGAGACGCCTTTGACGCTTTCCACGATGAGAACCTTGCCGCCGTAGTTCGACACGAACGGCGCGCCCACGATCCGCTCATAGTCGTAGTCCGCTCCCTTCGAGAGCACGTCCGGCCGCAAGTCCATGATGAGCGGCATCGGACCCTTGTCGAAGACCACTACGAGGTCGACAGCATTGAGCGCGGTGAGCATCTTCGCCCGCGTCTCGACCCCGTTCACCGGGCGACCATCGCCCTTCAACTCCCGCACAGACTGATCAGAGTTGAGACCGACGATGAGCCGGTCGCAGTGCTTCCTTGTCTCTTCGAGCAGATGCACGTGGCCGTGGTGCAGGATGTCGAAGCAGCCGTTGGTGAAGCCGATGCGCTCGCCCTTCGCGCGCCAGCGGGCGACACGATGGGCAGCCTCGCCAACGCTGACCAGGTTCACGCCGTCGCCAAGCACATCATGCATCTCGGCCGGCGTGACGGTCGCTGTGCCGCGCTTGCCGACCACGATCCCCGCCGCGACATTTGCGATCTCGGCAGCTTCTGACGGGTCGCAGCCGGCAGCGATGGCAGAGGCGAAGACGGCGATCACCGTGTCGCCAGCGCCGGAGACGTCGAACACCTCTCGTGCGTGAGAACGAATGTGGTAATTGGCGCTGCCGAATCGAGCGACAGTCATGCCGTGCTCGGCTCGCGTGAGGAGAACATTGGCGTCGGTCAAGTTGAAGATAATCTGAGCGGCTTGGGCGGCTGCCTCATCATCATCAGCATCGACGAGGGTTGCCTCTAAGGATTCCTTACGGTTCGGCGTGATCCAATCCGCGCCCTGGTAGAAGCTGAGGTGTGAACGCTTCGGGTCGACGAAGACGAGCTGCCCCGGCCTCTTCGCTTTGACGATCGCCTTGAACGTGTTCCTGGTCACGACGCCCTTGCCGTAATCCGACACGATGACCGCATCGACGTGCGGCATCTCCGCACCGATTACCTCTTGAAGCACAGTCTCGGTGTGCTGATCATAGGGTTCGTCGTTCTCTAGGTCCGATCGGAACACTTGCTGGCCGCCCACCATGAAACGTGTCTTGGCGGTGCGGTGTCGGTTGCTCCTGACGACGCGCTCTATCACGGCAGGGTCGAGGGGAATGCCCTCCAGGTTCGTCACTCCGCAGAGCGTGACCTCGGCTCCGATCGCCGCGACATTGTTCGCCACATTCGCGGCCCCGCCTCCGCAGAATCTCTGGCTCTCGAAGACGAAGACCGGCACCGGAGCCTCAGGCGATAAGCGCTCGATCCGTCCTGTCACGTAGTGGTCGATCATGATGTCGCCGACCACGAGGATGCGGGCCTTGGTGAAATCTGGGAGCTGCATGCGGAACCCCTGATGATGGAAATTTCAAGGCTATGAGCATCGCGCGCCAGTATCACCAGATGCAAGCGAAGAAGCGCCAGAACGGCCATCATCCACAAGCAAAGGGCGCGGACCTCCTCGTGGAAGCCCGCGCCCAGGTCAAGGCGCTCGAAGCGAAGGTCAGGGCCAAGGAAGACGAGATAGCCCGGTTGCACCGCGAGCTGATCAAGAAGAAGGGCGCATAGGCTTCCAGCGCGGGTCGGCAAGACGCTTTGCGACCGCCGCGCGCCTCGCCCTCACCTCGTCCAGCCATTCCAGGCCGAAGCCGGCACCGATCGCCGCTACGAGAGCTGATATGCCGATAACGTATGCCATGATCGAAATTCCCTCTGTCAGGTTGCCACTAGCTGAGACAGATGGGAACTGAGCATAGAAATTTCCACCATGTCAAATCGAGCCGCAGATATGGAAGAGCTAGGCGACCCGCCCCCAGAGTTCCCGCAGACCACGAAGCAAGCCCTCGTGCCGGCGCCGCTATCGAGCAAAAACAATGGCGCCCAAAGGCCAAAGGGCGGCCCCGGAAGGAAGCTCGGCATACCGAACCGAGTGACCAGGGAAATCCGCAACCTCGCGAGGCAATACAGCGAGGAGGCCGTGGCGCGGGCTGTGCAGATCATGCGCAGGTCCAATAGCGACATGGCGAAGCTCGCCGCGATCAACCTTATCCTCGACCGGGCCTATGGAAAGCCGAAGCAGGTGATTCAGGCTGACGTTGATGTAGACGTCGATGTGACAGTGACGGAAATCACGGATGCAAGGCTCGTTCTCGAAAATCGAATTGCTGGCGTCTTTGCCCGCATGGGCGAAGCAGGAAGTTCTGAACTCCCTAACGGACGAGCAGGCGGCAGCGATCCTCTGGGATTGGCCGACATGGGCGAGGCCCTCCCAGCGCCAGCCAGAAGGCAATAAGTGGCTGATCTGGCTGATCCTGGCGGGCCGTGGCTGGGGTAAGACGCGGGTCGGCGCCGAGACCATCCGCTCCTGGGTATGCGGCGACACGCCGCTGTCGCGCGGGCTCTACCGCCGCATCGCGCTCGTTGCCGAGACCGCAGCTGATGCGCGCGATGTGCTCGTCGAGGGAGAGAGCGGGCTGCTCGCCTGTCATCCGCGAGACTTCCGGCCGCGCTATGAGCCTTCAAAGCGTCGCCTGACATGGTCGAATGGCGCCTTTGCGACGCTCTACAATGCGACCGAGCCTGATCAGCTGCGCGGCCCGCAGCATGACGCGGCCTGGTCCGACGAGCTGGCGAAGTGGGCATATGTCCGCGAGACCTGGGACATGCTCCAGTTTGGGCTGCGCTCCGGTGATCATCCTCGCCAGATCATCACGACGACGCCGCGCCCGATCCCGGTGCTCAAGGAGATCATCGGGCTCGAAGGAACGGTCGTCACTGGCGGCTCGACTGGTGAGAACCGCGCCAATCTCGCGCCGAGCTTCCTACGCACGATTGTGTCGCGCTACGAGGGCACGCGCCTCGGACGCCAGGAGCTGAACGCCGAAATCCTCGACGATGTGCCAGGCGCTCTGTGGACGCGGGCGATGCTCGACGGATGCAGGGTGAAGCAGAGCGCGTTGCCTGACATGGTGCGCGTGGTGGTCGGCGTCGATCCATCAGGGACGCGCGGTGATCGCGGCGACATGGTCGGGATCGTGGTCGGCGGCAAGGGCGTCGACGGGCTTGGATATGTGCTCGCGGATCGCTCTTGTCGCAAGTCGCCAGCTGGCTGGGGGGCGGAAGTGGCGAAGGCCTATCACGAGTTCGGCGCTGACCGCGTGATCGCCGAGGTCAACTTCGGTGGCGCGATGGTCGAGCACGTGATCCGCACGGCCGATCCAGACATCTCGTATGAGGAGGTGAAAGCCTCGCGCGGCAAGATCGTTCGGGCCGAGCCGGTCGCGGCGCTCTATGAGCAGAGCCGCATCAAGCACGCGATCAGCTCGCCTACGCTTGAGGATCAGCTGTGCGCCTTCACGCCTGATGGCTACGTAGGCGAAGGCTCGCCTGACAATGCCGACGCGCTGGTGTGGGTGATGACCGAACTGATGCTTGGCGAATACACCTACGACACCTCGATGTCATGGGTTGGCACGGCCGAAGAGCGCAAGCAATTTGCCGAGCCCTCGATCTACAGGAGTTTCCGATGACGGTTGAACTGAGACCCGCCGACTTTCTCGACACGAACGAAGCCCTGCGCAAGCTCGAAGCTGCGATCAATGCAGGCGGCGGAGGCGGCGGCAGCCTAACGGGGCTCACGAGCGCCGCTGATACGGCCCTCGGCATCGGGACCCCTGCCAACACGGACAATAACAACACGTCGATCGGGGTTGACGCCGGCCAAAGGCTTACCAGCGGAGGGAGTAATACCAGCATCGGGCGGAACGCCGGCAAGGCGATAATCAACGGAAATTCCAACACGAGCGTAGGGGTTGGCGCTGGGGCGCTGATCACGAGTGGCGGCAACAACACCAGTTTAGGCTTTGGGTCCGGAAGCTCGGTAACAACCGGATCGGGCAATATCTCGATCGCCGACGACACGAGCGGCAACGTCACGAGTGGCAACGGCAACATCGTCATAGGCCCCGCGCTTGTTCCTGACGGCACGGCCAGCCATCAGCTCGTGGTGATGTCTGGAGATGGAGCTATTCCGCTTGCCTTCGCGGTCGCAAATGACACGGCCTTCGGTGCAGGCACGCCGACCCCTCCAGTAACGGCGCAATGGGGCACGTGGTTCGGCACGCTCGCCGGGCATGCGCAGACCACGGGCGTCGGCAATACCGGAGTCGGCTGGCAAGCGCTGACATCCTTGACTTCAGGTGGCTTCAACACAGCCGTTGGCGATGCTGCGGGGAAGCTACTAACTATTGGTCAATCTAACACTATCATCGGAGCTTATTCCGGGGGCAGCATCACGACAGGCATCGATAACACCATCGTCGGCGAGGCAGCCGGCGGCTTGCTTAACACCGGGAACGGGAACACTATCGTTGGGCAGATAGCCAATGTATCCGCTATTGGCGCAACCAACCGTATCGCCATTGGGCAGGCCGCTCTTGCTACTGCGGACAACTCCACGCAGATCGGCAACAACAGCATGATCACGTTGCGGGCTGGCGCCCCCGTAGCCGTTGCGAGCCTGCCATCTGCTTCAGTAGTCGGTGCCGGAGCGCGCGCCTTCGTGACGGATGCTCTCACCACGGTCGCTCTCGGCATCGGCCAGGTCGTCGCCAACGGTGGCGCGAACTTCACGCCGGTCTATTCGGACGGCGCCGCTTGGCGGTATGGGTGAGCGAGCCCGATGACCGGCAAGACCTGGAAGACGACAGTGACGCATGATGCGTGCCTGCTTCATGCGGACGCGGCTCTGCGCGCTGGCAAAGGCGGCTGACCGATGGGCTTCCACGAGATCAAGGACTCGTTGATCAACTTCGTCACCGGGCTTGGCACGGCCAAGGACCCGACGACGACGAGCCGCTATTACTTCAAGGAGATGGACCGCAACGAGCTGGAGAAGGCCTATCGGTCTGACTGGCTCGCAAGGGCGATCGTCGATGCGCCGGCCGAGGATGCGACGCGCGAGTGGCGCACGTGGCAGGCGACGAATGAGCAGATCGCGTCGATCGACGCATTGGAGAAGACCTTCGATCTCCAGCGCAAGCTGAAGTATGCGATCATCCGGGCGAGGCTCTATGGCGGCGCGGCGCTGGTGATGGGCGTCGAGCAGGGCGAGAGCTGGGAAGAGCTGGACATGGACAAGGTCGGCAAGGACGACCTGAAGTTCGTGGTCGTGCTCAACCGCTATGAGCTGATGGCGGGGCCACGCATCTACAACGTCGACAGTCCCTGGTATACGCGGCCTGAGTATTACACGGTGGCAACGCCGATGTTCGGCTTCTCATTCGAGGGCGGCCGGGCATTCCCGACCGGCTTCAATCCGAACCTGCTCGTCTCGCCGCAGCGCAATCAGGGGCAGGCGGCAGCGGCGCGCCTTCAGCGCGGCGACTGGGGTAAGCAGATGACGCCCTCGCAAGGCATGGTGCAGGTCCATCCATCACGGGTGATCGAGTTCGCCGGCAACGAGCTGCCCGATTGGCGCTTGATCCCTCTCGGCGGCCTGTGGGGCGACAGCGTGCTCCAGACGGTCGACGAGATGCTGAAAGACTGGGGCCTCGTGGTCGGCGGTTTGGCCAACATGGTCAACGACGCCAAAATGGATGTCGTGAAAATTCCGGGCCTGTCGCAGAAGCTCGCCACTTCGGAATATGCCTCACGCCTTCTTGCGCGCTTCCAGGCTTCCAATCTCGCGAAGTCGACGGTCAACACACTGCTCCTCGACAAAGAGGAGGAATGGAACCGCATTTCGACGAGCTTCTCCGCGCTGCCGCAGCTCATGCGCGAGTTCATGACGGTCGTAGCCGGCGCCGGCCGCATTCCGGTCTCGCGGCTCATGGGCCAGTCGCCGGGGCGCGGCTTGAGCGCCTCCGGATCAAGCGGCGGTGAGAGCGATCTCAGGAACTACTACGACGGCGTCACGTCGCAGCAAGAGACGGTCTACGAGCCAGCCTTGCGTCCGCTCGACGAGGTGCTCATTCGCTCGGCGCTGGGCAAGTTCGATCCGAACGTCGTCTATGAGTGGAACCCGCTCTATCAGGCGGACCCGGAGGAGGTCTCGAAGATCGCGCTTCAGGATGCGCAGACGACTCAGATTTACGTCAACAGTGGCCTCATCAATGAGAACGCGCTGCGCAAGGGCGTCGTCAACACGCTGATCGAGAAGGGCACCTACCAGGGCTTCGAGGGTGCGATCGACGAGTTCGGCGAGGAGCCGGATATTGTGGAGGCTCGCGTCTGGTCGCCTGGCTATGATCCTGTCACGGGCAAGCCGCTTGCTGCGCCTGCGGGCGGTGGGGGCGGTGGCTTTGGTGGCAAGGGCGGCGCAGAGAGTGGCGGGGCGACAAAGCCCGAGGCTCCTGACACGATGACGGGCCAGACGCATGACGCTCAGCTACGCACGCTCTATGTGAGCCGTGACGTGCTGAATGGAGCAGATATCGTCGCATGGGCCAAGGAACAAGGCTTCCCTGTGACGGTAGGCGCTGACGCGATGCATGTGACGATCGCCTTCTCGCGCAACCCGGTCGACTGGATGAAGGCCGGTAGTGATGACTTTGGTCCACACGGCGACGATCCAGGCGTTACAATCCCGGCGGGTGGTGCGCGGCTTATCCAGAAGCTCGGCGATGCGATCGTGCTGCTCTTCAATTCCTCGCGGCTCGGCTGGCGGCACGAAGCCATCAAGCAAGCTGGCGCGTCCTGGGATCACGACGAGTATCAGCCGCACATCACGATCACATGGGAGGCTGGCGACTTCGACTGGTCCAAGGCCGAACCCTATCGCGGCAAGATTGTGCTTGGCCCCGAGATATTCGAGGAGCTTGACGGGGACTGGCGCTCGACGATCACGGAGGACGCAAATGGCGATGACGATGGCAAGCGCGCTGATGTGGGCGCGGCACATGATCCTGATGCGGACCCCGCCAAAGGCATCAGGCCACGCCGTCATCCCGCCAGCCGAAGCACCGAATAGGGATCAGCCATCATCCTGGTTATGCATCGGCTCGGCCGCAATTAAGGATACACAGGCGAGTTTCCTACCTTCATGCGAGCACTACATCGTTCGCCATGACAGTTGAAGGATACGGTCCTGACTTCTTCGAGATGCACGTCCCATGGCGCGCCGAGTATGAGCGGTTCGCCGATTCGATCGCGAAGCATCTTGCCTTCGAGAGCGTCCTCGATCTCGGCTGCGGCAATGGTTTCCTGATCGAGCATCTGTCGCACGTGCATGGAAAGGCGGCCTGGGGCGTCGATGGCTCTCCGGATGCGGTCAACGCAAACCCACGTGTGGCGATCGAGCACTTCGATCTGCGCCGGCCATATATGGGTGGCTCCTTCGGCCTCGTGATCTGCACCGAGGTCGCCGAGCACATCGAGAGGCTTTACGAGAACGTGCTCGTGCAGAGCATCGCCAGAGCATCAAGCGGGCTCGTCCTCTTCAGCGCGGCGAAGCCTGGTGCTGGCGGATATCTCCACGTCAACGAGCGTCCGCAAGCTCACTGGGTTCGCAAGTTCCGCAACTGGCGGTTTCAGCTGGACGCCGAGAAGACGGCATCGATCCGGGCCGATCTCGCAGCGAACATCGAAACCTGGTGGTTTACGCAGAACGTGATTGTCCTCAGAAACGGAAAGGGATGAGCCATGATCGCAATCGCCATTGGCATTCTGTGGCTGTGCATCGGGATCATTGTCCTCGGTGCGATCATCTATATCGCCTTGCGCGTCGTGCGCATGTTCTTCAGCGGCATGGACGCTCGCGTTGATCAAGCCGTTTGGGCGATCTTCGGCATTCTGATCCTGATCTACGTGCTCGAAGCGGTCGTGGGCGGTGGGGGGCTGCCCCATCCCCAGCTCTTTCGATAGGCCTAAATATCGGCCAGTGGCTGACGTTCCAATTCCGCCAGCGCCGCCGCCGATCTGCGAGGGTTGCTAATGCTCCTCGACCAGACGATTGCCGACAGCTACTACGACCGCACCGCGAAGCTCGTCGCCAATTGCGTCGTTACTTACGCCTATGACCAGCCCTGGCTTGCGAACCGCTCGCGCTACCCGGTCGACGGCCGGATGGTGGTGTCGATCGACCAGCGCATTCCGCGCACCCTGAAATGCGGCATCGACACCTCGAAGAGCCTGCCCTGGCATGAGCTGTCCGAGTGGCTGGCGATGAACGCAGGGCTGCCCTACGACCACTCTTCGCCTGGCGGGCGCGGCCACGTGACGGCGCACAATGATGTCGCAACGCCACTGGAGCGCCAGGAAGTCGAGCGCCAGAAGCCCGACGATCCGACGATCTGGGCGCGCTACACGCACGAGATGGACGGCCTGATCATCGACGTTGATGACGAGCGCATCGAGCACACGATGCCCGGCCAGGACCTCCGGCAGTTCGAGGAGGACGATCGCAAGCTCCTGCGCGAGACGATGGCAGCCGAGACCAAAGACGCGCTGGTGGTTGACGCCAGCTCGCACGATCCGACCGGCACGGGCGCGCTCCGCAAGCGCTTCGGCAAGGACATGATGCGGCGCTGGCGCCGGCTCATGGCGCTGACGAGAGAGGCGATAGCGGAAAAGGACATCTTCGGCCTCGGCGGCGTGACGCCGGAGAGCATCGCGCATGGCGATCCTGTCGCAGCCTTCTCTCGGTGGTTCGAGCACGCGGCCTCTCAGATCGTCCAGGGCGGCTCTGGCGGCTGGATGGCACCCTACATGGCCCAGGCTACCGAGATGGGCGCCACGCGAGCCCGCAGCGGCCCTGGCGCGGCCAATCGGACGCAACACTTCCTATCCTTGGCTTCTTCGGAGCTGAAAGGCGTGATCTCTGCCGCAGGGCAACAGGCCGTTCGTGTCATGGCGGACGGCAGAGCTCAGCGGCAGCGGCCGGCGCAAATCGCCAGAGCGGTCGCAATGAGGCTCAAGGCGATAGGCGCCGTGCGTTCCCAGGCCATCGTCGCCTACATGGTGGTGAAGGCCTTCAATGGTGCGATCCTCGACGGGCTGCGAGCACAGGGGCGCACGCGGGTCGGTATTCAGGCCGAGCACATTCACAGGCCGAAGCTCACGGATGCGGCGCGCAACGTCCCTCAAAAGCGCCATGGCAAGACCGGCAAGTTCGTGGCCTTCGCGAAGAAGCCTTCGCAATACAAGATCAGGAAAGCGCAAGAGGCCGAGCGGCGCTTGCAGGCTCTGCGCGAAGTGGACGTCGAGACGGCCGATGACGCGGACGTGTGCATCGTCTGTGAGGAGATCGCGGACAATGGCCCCTACGACATCAACACGGCCGAGGGGTTAATTCCTCAACATCCAGGGTGCCGCTGTTGCTTCATTCCGGCCGGTGAGCCGCGCGACGATGAGGATTGAGGAGAAGCCATAAACTCGGCTAGGCGCTTGGCAACGTCAAGCTTCATAATTTTGCTGGCGCTGTCTGGCCAATGCTCAATTGCATGACAATTGCAGCATAAGGTCTCAAGGTTCTCCTCAGCCGTGTTGGCCCGATCTCGATCTCTGTGATGAACTACCAAGCCCCTCGCATCATCGAAACCACAGCGCTCGCAGGAAAGTTTTCCATTTCGCCTGATGCAGGACGCAAAGCCTTTAACGACGTAGTTCTTTTCTCCGGAGAGAACATGATTGGCCAGTGATGAACATCGGCGGCTACAGAAGCGTCTTTCGCCACTTTGGAAAACTCTCCGTCCTGTGATGATTTCTCCGCAGACTTGGCAGGGGCTCCGCTCAATGCATGCTCTGCTGCAATAGGCCGTGCTATGTGACCGGGCCAACGTGTTCCTACGAAAATGCTTCCCACACGTCAGGCACACACGTTCCACATAGCGTGCCTGATAGGTGCATGCCTTGCTGCAAAATATTTGGCGCTTGCCGCCGCGCCTATAGTGCCTCTTAAAAGCTGTTCCGCAGATTTCACATTGATCCATGGGAGGTAGCTCATGCCGCTTGTAAAAGGTGCCTCTAAGAAGGCGGTGGGCGAAAATATAGGGCGCCTCGTCTCTGAGGGGAAATCAAAAGAACAGGCCGAGGCTATCGCGCTTAAGGAAGCCGGTCTGTCGAAGGACGAGTGGACGCAGATGCAAGACGCCGGCATGACGCATCATGATCTCTTCGATACCTTCGTTATCGACGGCACCAGGCGCACGCGGGACGGCTACATGACCGCCTTCGCCAAGGTCGCCCGCACGGGCATCCAGATCTACAATGGCAAGGAGCTGGGGCGTCCCGATCTCGGCGATGTGGCGGTCTACCGTCCATCGGAAGAAGTGTTCCATGCGGACGCGATGCGCTCGATGGCGCATCGGCCCGTCACGCTCCACCATCCTTCAGAATCCGTGAACGCCGACAACTGGTCGAAATACGCGCGCGGCTACACGGGCGATGAGGTGGTGCGCGATGGCGACCATGTCCGCGTGCCGCTGATGATCACGGACGGGAGGACCATCAAGGCGATCGAGGCCGAGGACACTCGCGAGCTGAGCATGGGCTACTCGACCGATCTCAAATGGGAGAAGGGCACCACGCATGACGGTCAGCCCTATGACGCGGTGCAGACGGCGATCCGCGCCAATCATCTAGCGGTCGTGCCCGTGGCGCGCGGCGGCTCGACGCTCCGTCTCGGCGACCAGGACGGCAAGAAGCAATGCCAGAACTGCGGTGCGTCGATGCAGATGGACGCGACGAAATGCCCGGCCTGCCTGAGCGACGTGAAGGACCAGTTCTACGACCGCGACTTCACGGCCGAGCAGCGCAAGAAGCTCTCGAAGAGTGGCGCTGCGATGCCGGATGGTTCCTTTCCGATCTCGACGCGCGCCGATCTCGCCAATGCCATCAAGGCTGTCGGCAGGGCGAAGGACTACGCCAAGGCGAAGGCGCACATCATCTCGCGAGCGCGTGCGCTCGGAGCGACGGCAAGCCTACCCGACGACTGGGTCAAGTCGACCAAGGATGCCGCCCCTGGCGGCCAACGTAGAGGAGATAAGCTGATGCTGACGACAATCATCGTCGATAGCGTCCCGGTCGAACTTGATGACGTGGGCGCGCAGATCGTGAGGCGCGAGATCGGGCGCCTGATGACGGCTCTCGACGCTTCCGAGAAGAAAGTCACGAAGTCCGAGGCCGACAAGGAAGAGGCCGAGGAGGAGAGTCAGAAGCAGATGGATGCGATGAAGAAGAGCTGCGACGCGAAGGACGGTGAGATCGCGGTCCTGAAGAAGCAGGTCTCGGACGCGGCCATCACGCCGGAGAAGCTCGACGCCCTACTCAAGGATCGCATGGCGGTCGTCGATGCGGCCTCGCGCGTCCTCGACAGGGCATTCGTCTTCGACGGCAAGAAGGTCGAGGACATCCGGCGCGCGGCCGTGTCCGCTAAGCTCGGTGACGCGGTCGTCAAGGAGATGAACGACGCCGCGATCGAAGGCGCCTTCAAGGCGATCACCGTCGATGCGCCGCAGGGTGGCACGCGGGCGCTGGCGCGGGCGCTCAGCTCGCAGCAACAGAACGGGCGCATGAGCGCGACCGACATGCGCGACGCCGCCTTCGCCGAGAATGAGAAGCGTCTCAACGACGCCTGGCGGGGTCCAGCTAGGCGCGCCTGATACGAGATACCCTAGCCCCGAAGCGCAATGGGTTTAGGGCCGGCGCAACGCTGGTGAGGATGCCGGCCCCTCCTCTTCCCCTTCACACAATCTGTGATGCCTGACCGTGCGCCATCCCGGCGCGCGGAACGCTGAACCATATCTGAAAGGAGATAGGGCATGCTCACTCCGGCCCCGGTTCAATCCACCTATCAACAGTTCGCCAACATCGGCCAGGTCGGCATGCCTGCGTCTATGTCCGGTTGGGATGTTGACACGCGCATTGCCGAAGCTGCGTCTGCCGATGGCATTGGCTTTGGTCTCGCCGTCTCGCAAAGCGCGATCACCGATCGGGGCGCCGTCATCGGCCTCCTGAGCGGTGGCACCTTCGTCGGCATCACGTGCGCCGATCCGACCTTGCCGAACGTGACCCCCGGCTTCACCGATCTCTACCAGGAGGGCGACAACATGGCCGTCGCCATCCGTGGCGACTGGTGGGTCGTGGTCACCGGCAACATCGCGGCCGGCTCCGACGTCTACTTCAATTCGGTGACGGGTGCGCTCGGGCCGTCGACGATCTCGAATGCCGTGAAGATCGACAATGCCAAGTGGATGACGACGATACCCTACACCACGCAGCTGATCACGCTCGGCAACATGGGCGTCGTGCGTCTCAACGGCATCTTCACCTCGTAATACCGGCGCCGGCTCCCTGCCGGCTCCGCCTTATCGGGGGCTGCTCTGTCTTCGAGCCCTGGCCCTGTCGAATTCAAAAGAAAGGAATGCAACCATGCGCGTTGCTTTGATGGACTCGCAACAGGCCCTCGGGTTCCTGATCGAGCAGACGACTTACATCGAGGCCGAGGTCTACCGGACTCAATACCCGGAAATCAATTACCAGGAGCTTGTGCCGATCGACACGTCGGCCGGCGAATGGGCGAAGTCGGTCACCTACTTCTCGCTCGATAAGGTGGGCGAGGCCGATTGGTTCAACGGCATGGCGACCGATATGCGCATCGCCGACATCAATCGGAACAAGTTCGAGCAGGGCATCGAGATGGCCGGCATCGGCTATCGCTACACCCTGGAGGAACTGGGCCAGGCGATGCAGGTTCCTGGCTTGAACCTATCGGCCGAGCGCGCCGACTCCGCACGCTTCGCCTACGAGAGCTTCATGCAGCGCCACGCCTATGTGGGCTCAACCTCGAAGGGCGTCACGGGCCTCGTCAACTCACCGCTCGTCACGGTGATCGAGGCGCAGGCGGATGGCACGGGCGGTTCGTCCGACTGGTCGACGAAGACGGCCGACCAGATGATCCGCGACGTGAACCTAGGCCTGACTGGCGTCTATGAAGGATCGCTGATGGTCGAGATCGCCGACACGGTGCTCCTGCCGATCGGCGCGATGGAACTCCTTGCTAACACGCGCGTGCCGAACACCTATGGCAACGCGCTCAACTACCTGAAGGAGTTCAACACCTACACGCACCAGACGGGCCAGCCGCTGACCATCCGTGGCATCCTGAACCTGGATAGCGCCGGCACAGGCGGCACCGGGCGCATGATCTGCTACCGGCGTGACCCTCGCGTGCTGAAGCTGCACATGCCTATGGTCCACCGCTTCCTGCCAGTCTGGCAGACCGGTCCGATCACCTTCGACATCCCTGGCATCTTCCGCGTGGGCTCCGTCGAAATCCGCCGCCCTGGCGCAATGCGCTACGTCGACGGCATCTCTGGACCCGGGTCGCCCTGATCCGTAGCGTGAGGCGTGGGGCAATCCTGCCCCACGGCCATCCATCATTCGCAAGGGTTCACTCATGGCGTTCTACGACATCTTCAATCCCGGCCCCAATCCGCGCGTGCTCTACGACGGGATCAAGCGCGGCTCCCGCTCGGAAGAGCTTGCCCAGGTCGAGAAGACGATCCGCATTGCTCCCGGCGAGACGCGCAAGGGCATCGAGCTTGCCGACCACGTGGTGAAGCGCCTCGCCTTTCTCCGCAAGGCTGATCCGCAACACTCGCTGAAGCTCGTCGAGGCTGGCAAGGCCGAGCTGGAGCTTGGAGACGAGCCGCCTGCCAAGATCGCGCAGGCTGCGCGGAAGTGATCTGACAATCCCGAAAGGAAGCATCACCGATGAACGGACATCAAGAGACTGTCACGGCCCGCGAACTCGTCGATGCTTCCGTCATTCGGGGCGCCGGGGCTTTTGAGCAGGCTGCCGCGCATGGCCGCTATGAGGTCGAGTGCATCGGCCCAGACGGCAAGGTGAAGTGGCGCGACACCATCGAGAACGTGGTGATGCGAGCGCTGCGGACCATCAGTTAGCCCAAGCGATCTTCGCTGTAGCGGCGACCGAAGCGGCGAACGCCGCTGATACCCAAAGCGCGGAAGTCGTCTTCGCCGCTGCTATGGCCGAGACCGCCAGCGCTAGCGATACGCAAGACGCGGCGACGGTTGCCGTCATCTCAGAAGCCGCCGTGGCGGCCGATAGCGCGTCCAGCACGGCAATCTTCGCAGTCTCGGCCGCTGAGGTGGCTTCGGCGTCCGATAATGTCTCTGCGGCCACCGTAGGGGCTGCCAGCGCTATCGAGGCGGCAAGCGCCACAGATGCCACGGACGCGGTGAGGATCACGTCGGTAGGCTTAAGCGAGGGCGCCAATGCCTCGGACAGCACGGACGCCTCGATCATCTTCCACGCTGCCGTGGTTGAAACAGCCGGCGCCAGCGATACCGCGACTTCATCGAGCACCTATGCGGCCACGCAAATCGAGGCGGCATCGGCCTCTGATCTGTCTATTGCCTCATCGGTCTATGATGTCGCGATTGTCGAAGCTGCGAATGCCAACGATCAGCCGTCAGGACTGGCCGGAAGGGCAAGGAAGGCGGCGACGTTCCTCCTCGCGCAGCGTGGCATCTCAGCGCGGCAAGCCGGGCGCTCGACGCCAAGCCTCCAGGCGGGACGGTCGCGCCAGGTGCTAACGGCTACTCACGCGCCGATCCAGATCAAGGCAAGACGAGCCGCATAGGTGAGCGATGTCGATCCTCCAGAACTTCTCGATCCCGTCCGGCGATGTTCAGCCCGTGCAGTTCCAGATCGAGGATGACACGATCTCGCTGCATGCGGCCATGATCAGCGTCGAGGTGTTCGGGCAGACGCATGGCGTGCAGGACGGGAACCCACCGATCATCACCAAGACGAACGGCAGCCCTGGCGGCATCACCTTGATCGAATCGCCAGCGAGCTTCACAGTGGCTTTCGAGCGGGCTGACACGATCAATCTCCTCGGCAACTACTACTTCGAGGCGCGTGTGGTCGATTCGCTGAACGAGTTCATCACCGTGACTTATGGGATCATGACAGTCACGCAAACGGAGATCAGGCCATGAGCAATCCAGCTCTCACGCAATTCTCTCTGCTCGATCCGCATTTGCTCGCTAAGCAGATCGAGGCCTCATTCGGCAACGAGGTGATCTTCGACACGTTCTCCTATCTCGATCCGCTGCGCATGCAGAAGCAGATCGAGGAGGAGGCCGGCAAGGTCGTGTTCAAGCCGAAGTCGCTCCTCGATCCCGGCTGGTCGCCGCCCGCGCTCGCTGCCGCCATCGGGTGATGCCATGGCAATCACGGCGAATAATGTGCGTATGAAGTTCTCGGAATTCGCGGACACGACGGCCGTGCCGGACGCGATGATCGAGATGGCGATCGAGGAGGCCAATCTCGGCGTCGACAACTCGTGGCTCGCATCGAACGTCAACCTCGGGCTGCTCTATCTCACGGCGCATTACCTGATGGTGACGATCTCGCGCGCTGAGTCGGCGACCGGGCAACAGGTCCAGTCCGAGTCCTACGGCTCGGAACTGAAGATCACCTACAAGGTCAAGGACGATGTGCCGCCGACGGATGCGACGCTCCTGGACACGACGCCCTATGGCATCCGCTACCTGGAGCTTGTCGGCATGAACCAGCCCGCAGTGGCGATCATCTGAGGAGTGGCCATGGACGCGCAGGCAATCGAGCGTAGCGTGGCCGAGATCAAGAAGGCCATGATCGCCGATGACCATGGTAGGGCCACCGAGGCAGCGCTCGACCTAGCCCAGGGCTTCCTGGCCAATTTGAGCCGCATAGCCGATGCGCTCGAAGCCATCGCCGCGAGCCGCGAGCCGGTGGCGCCGCAGGGCCTTCTGAGGCGCAGCTGATGCCTGTCGGCCAGATCAATTATGCGCGGTCCCAGGCAGTTGCCGACCGCATGATCCGCAAGGGCGGCATGCAGGCGGTGCTGCGGCGCCCCGGCATGGCGGATCGGCCCTGCTCCGTGCTTCAGATGGAATTCAGCCCGATGGAGCGCATGGGCAAGCCGATCCTGGCCATCCAGCTGGTCAACCCGACCGACCGCAAGTTCATCGTGTCGACGATCGTTCCAGGAGCTGGGGGAACGCTAATCGCACCAGATGCTGAGCAAGACGCCCTGGTGACCTTCGTGCAGCCTCCTGGGTCGCCTCCTGTCCAGCATGAGGTGCTGCGCATCGTGGCGCCTGTAGGCAAGAGCGCGCTCGCCGATGTCGTGGTCTTCTGGCGTCTGACGGTGCGGCGATGAGCAAAGAAAAGTGGAAAAAAATTGCAAGTTTTCCCGGATACGCTGTCAGCTCTCACGGGAGAGTGAGCGGAAGGCAGAAGGCACTCCTAACGCCGTTCATCGGCGGCAATGGCCATCCGTCCGTCTATCTATATCGAGACGGCGGGGCCGTCGTGCGAAGAGAATCCGTTCATGTGCTTGTCCTGGAGACATTCTTCGGACCAAGGCCCAAGCCAGGGATGCAGGGGCGGCATCTTAACGGCAAAAAAACGGTCAACCGGCTCAGCAATCTCAAGTGGGGAACGCCGCTTGAGAACGTGCATGATGCCATGAAACATGGCGTCCACGTCCGCCCCAAGTTTGGCGAAAAGCACATGGGGGCAACCATAACGGACGCTGTTGCTAAGGAAATCAAAAGGCGGCTCGCCGAAGGTTTGACGACGCGACAGATTGTCGATGCGACTGGCGTGAAGCGGCACACCGTCAACAATATCAAAGCCGGGCGTTCTTTCAGATTGGTGACGGCATCGTGACCGACACGCGCGAGCAGATCATCGTCCAGCTGGTGACCCTGCTCGCGAATGTGAGCGGGCTGCTCGGTGTCTATCGCAACCGCTCGCAGCTGCCCGATGATCTTCGCCCGGCCGCGATCGTGCTCGACGGCAATGAGAAGCAGACGACGCTGATCGCGCCGCAGAAGACGGTTAAGATGCCGCCCGCGATCATGGCGTTACGGCCGCAAATCTTCGTGCTCCTGCCGATCCGCACTGACCAGGCTAACACGATCGTCAACGGCGTCTTCGACCCGGTCGGGCCGGAGCTGTCGCAATACCGCATCCAGGTTCTCGATGCGGTCATCAACGACCCGACACTGATCAATCTCGTCGGCGGCCCGCGCGGCAATGGTCAGATCGAATACCTCGGCTGCGACACCGACATGCAGACTGGCATGGCGATCGGAACTCTTGGCGCCGAGCTGCAAATGCATTTCGAGTTCCGCTACGTGCTGCAACCCCCAACATCCTAGCAAGGAGACTTGGCCATGCCCTTCGTTCAGCCGACCCCGCATATCGATTCCCCGAACATCGGCAACTATTACATCGGGCGCGGCATCATGTATGCCCAGCTCATCGGTGATTCGGGCTTCGTCGACATGGGCAATGCGACTGCCGTCACCATCACGGTCAAGCCGACGATCCTGCCGCATTTCTCGTCTCGCGTCGGCACGCGGTTCAAGGACTTTACGGCTGTCACCGAGATCGACGCGACCGGGCAATGCACGCTCGAAGAGTGGACGCCGCGCAATCTGGCGCTTTATCTGCTCGGCACCACGGGAGCGGATAGCCCGACCGGCGAAGTCATCGACATGTATGCGACGCCGCAGATTTTCGCGTCGTTCAAGTTCGTCGGCACGAACACCATCGGCCCGCAGTGGACCTTCACGATGCCTCTGGTGCAGCTGTCGCCGCAGAAGGCGATCGACCTGATCGCGGCGGGGTCCGGCAACTGGGGCTCGATCGATCTTCAGTTCGATATCCTCAAGGACCCGACGTCCGGTCAGTTCCTGATTGCCAGCGCGACGGATTTCGCGCAATCTTGATCTGATCCTGAGAAATCGAAGTCAAAGCGCCCCGAGCATCGTCTCGGGGCCTTTTGCGAAAAGGGAAACAACGATGAACGACGCAGCTCCGATCTCTGTCAATGCACGTCGCATCGGGCTGCGTGATCTGCGCAAGAGGATGGAGAAAGTTCTCGTCGGAGAGACTGGCGAGTATCTTGAGGTCCAGGGCGTCACGGCGGCGCAGATCGACGATCTCATGGGCCGCTTTCCACAGATCAGCGATGCGCTCTCCGGCAAGGGCGTCAAGGGCGATGATCTCGTGAAGCTGGCGCGGCCAGTCCTGTGCGCTCTGATCGCCTCGTCGATCGGGCGCCATGGCGAAGATGAGGCCGAGAAGGAGGCCGCTTCTTTGACGCCAGAGATGCAGGTCGAGATCATCGCGGCGATGGCGAGGGCGACCTTTGGGCCTGGTGGCTTCGGCCCTTTCGTGGACCGCGCCAAGGTGATGTTCGGAGCCGGTTCCGCGCCAGCTGGAAGGCCGGAGGATTCGAAATTGCCGAATCAATTGAGGCCTTCGCGGCAGCCTATGGCGGCGAAACAACATTTGCAGGAAGGGGAGCCTGGGACCTTACCCCTCGCCAAATAGAGGCTTGGCTGTTCTTCGCCAATAAGCGCGAAGTCCGCAAGATGCATCGCGATCTCTGTATCTTGACGCTGGCCCATCATGGCGACCGAGACGCGAAGCGAGATCAAATCAAGGATTGGGAAGACATGCTCTAGGGAGCGCAGTCCCCCTCGGCCTCTGGTTTCGCGATTGCTGGCTCCGTGTGGCCCAGAGGCAATTCGCAGGCTCATATCCGCGATTGTTGTCTACTCGTTCAAGGGTTAGATGTGGGGATGGCCTTCGTCCCATGTCAGTCAGGAACCAAACGTGACCGGCATCCGCGTCGTCTTCTCCTGGTCACAGGCCGGTCCAAGGTTCCGGCAGAACCTGACCAGGCAGGCGACGCGCGTGCGGGAGGCGGCGCGCGGCGCGGCGCGCGAGACAGCCAAGCGTATCGAGACGCTCGGACGCGCCGACATTCGCAGAGGCGGTAACTTCGGCTCGCGCTGGACGGACGGGCTCCATGCCGACGTAACCGAGGGCGGCGGCAACATTCGCATCTCCGTCTACGACGACGTCCCATACTTCAACATTTTCCAGTATGGCGGCGTGATCAAAGGCAAGCCGATGCTGTGGATCCCGCTCGACTTTGCCACAGACGCGCAGGGCGTATCGGCGAAGGATTTCCGAGGCGGCTTGTTCCGCGTCGATCGTGAATCAGGCGCCCCTCTCTTGCTTTCGATCGAGGACAAGCAACCGAAATACTTCGGCAAGGAATCGGTGACGGAGCCGAAGAAATTTCACATCGTCGAGATCGCGCAAGATCAGGCTCGCCGCATGCGCGACATCTACCGCGAGCGCTTCAAGGAACTCGGATAGCCGATGGCTGACGACGACCAGATCATCCAGTCGATCATCCTACAGGGTATCGATCAGGCTGTCGCACAGCTCCAGGAGCTTGGCGAGACGGCGCAGAGTGCCTTCGCTCAGATGGGCGATGCAGCGAATGGGCTGTCCAGCTCGCTAGCTGGCGTCGGCGATGCGGCGGACAAGGCCGAGGGCGTCGGCGACAAGGTTGGCAAAGCCGGTGAGAAGTCTAAGGAGGCCGGCGCGTCATTCACGGAGCTAGGGGAGCGCGGCACGCGCGCCTTCGAGGGGCTGACGCAATCGTCAGAGCGCTTCATCTCCTCGCTATCTGGCCTGTCGGTTGGCGGGGCGATCGGCGCCTTCGAGGGGCTAACTAGCGCTGTCGGAAGCACCACGAGCGCATTTGGCGTCTTCGGTCGTGTCGTCGGTGTTACGGTCGGCGCCTTCGGGGCTGCGGTCGCCGGCACGGCAGCGCTCACCTACGCGCTCAAGGAATTTGCCGGCGAGTCCGCGAGCGCGATCGTCGGGCTGGATAATCTTTCGAAGGAAGCTGGCACCTCATTCGAGAACGTCGCCGGGCTGAAATCAGCTTTTGCCGATTCCGGCGTAAGCGCGGAAGCCTTCGGTTCTGCCATGCGCATTGCCGCCTTCCGCATCCAGGCAGAATGGCCCGAGATCAAGCGATCAGTCCGCGATGCCTCGGACACGATCATTGGCGACATGATCAAGGTCCGGGAGGCATCGACGGCGCTTGCCGGCGCACAGGACCAAGTGAGGAGCGCCTATATCGCCGCGCGTGAAGCCGCGATCAATGCCGAAGGTGCCGAGAATAGGTCGGCAGAAGCAACGATCAAGACAAAGCAGGCGGCGCTCGCTCTTGCCGATGCACAGGCGACATCCAGGAATTCGCATCTCGCCTTGCAGAGCGCGCTGCTCAGCGTCGAGCATGCCGAATATAACCTGACGCTCGCTCAAGGCGGCTCGCGCGACAAGGAATACGAGCAATATCTGAAACAGAAGGACGCCGAGAATGCTCTAGCCGAGGCCAAGAAGCGCGTCTCCGATGTCAGGCGTCAGAATGAGCGCGACCAGCTTGCCGAGCAATCGGCGGCGCTCGCCTACCAGAGTGCTCTCCGGGACCAGGAAAAAGCCGGCCTTGACGCTGAGAAGTCGCAGATCGAACTGCGTAATGCGCAGCGCGCGGCTAGCGATGCCGATCTCAAGACGCAGACCTTGCAGATCGAGAAACGTGCGGCACTCGCCAAGCTCGACGATGATCGCCTCAAGGACATCAATGCAATCGCGGCGACGACCGAGCGCGCCGGCAAGGGGCAGTCAGACGCGCAGAAGGATGTCAACCTTCACCTCGTCGAGACGCAGGACCTGTTCAAGTCGATCATCCTGACCGCTTCGAGACAGCCAGGCGGCGCCACGGTTCAGAACACCATTCTCGCCATGGCCGATGCCTTCAAGGCCATGGGCAACTCGGCTGACACGGCGGCGACAAAGCTCGCTCTCGTGCGCCAGCTTGGGCGCGGCCTTGGGCAGGAATTCGTCAACGCTCTGGACGTCGGCGGCGAACAGCTCAAAGAGGACGCGGGTATTCGCTCCTCCCGTGCGGATCAGGGGGGCCAAAGCAAATCTCTCCAGGACCTTGCCAAGCAAGTTGATGCGGCGCGGGCCTTCACGATCGCCCAGAGCCAGCTCGACGATGAACTGGAGAAGACGAAGCTACTGATCGGCTCGACTTTTTTCTCCGGCTTTACCGAGGGCATGAGGAGGGTCAGCGAATCGCTAGGAGCCAATCGCGACAAGACCGTGGATTGGTTCAAGAGCCTCACGGCCCTCCACGACATCATCGACGATGTGTTCAAGGTCCTGGCCGGCGATACCGACAAGCTTAAGTCGCCATGGGTGCAGGCCATGGTGAGCGGCTTCGAGGCGGTTAAGAAGACCGCGCTTGAGATAGCCGACATCATCGACCGGATTTCGAAGAGCGCGCTCTTCAATGCGTTATTTCCGGCCATCCAGAAGCAGGAGGCCAAGCCAGGCGTAGGGCCTGGATTGTTCAGCGCGGTCAGCGGTGGCGCGCCCATTCCGCAATCATCGCCGGAGTCGAATGTTCCGGGCACGGCGCGCGCCCTTGGTGGCGGCTCGTCACCGATCGTTCCGAACATCAGCCCGTTCGGTCTCGATCTCGGGGTAGCGCCCACCATTCCTGAGCCTGGCACTCCTGGAGGGCCGCTCGGATATAGCAGCCTTGGCTCCCTGATCGGCAGCATCTTCAACACGCGGCCTAGGACGCCCGGCGTCGCCGAGGCTCTTCCTGGGCTTGGCGCCGTTGATGGAGCGCCTGGAACTTTTCCTCCCCAGCGCCAACAGATCACGCCGAACTTTGGCGAGACGCTGGCTTCCTTCCAGCAACGCAGCGGCGCTCAATCCCCGGTTCCTGTGACCGTCGTGTCTGGAAGTGGCGCTCCCCTCCCGGCGAGCATTCCAACGTCCCAAGATACACGATCGGCACGCGAACAAGGGCTTGCGCCGCAAGGCACTGGGCTTACCCCGCAGCAATATTTCCAGACACAGCTCCAATCACGGCCAGGGTATGTCGCGCCGTCCTCCAGCATCGTCTATGCCCCACAAGCCCCAGGGGAAGCCCCACAGGCGCCTTTGACGTCGCAGGCTGGCCAAGCATCATCCGGATCGACACAGGGCATCAGCGCCATCGCCAGCGCGGCGAGCGAGGCAGCGCCGAAGATCAGCAGTCTAGGCGGCGCGATCGACCCGGTGATCAGCGCGCTCTCTAGCCTGACGGCGGCGCTGGCGAGTGCGGCAAGCACTGCATCGCAGCCGGCCCAGGGCCACGCGTCTGGTGGAATGATCCATGGTCCAGGCACCTCGACGAGCGATTCGATCCTCGCCCGTCTCTCCCATGGTGAGTTCGTGATGAGCGCACAGGCCGTGCAGCACTATGGCGCCTCTGCCATGCAGAGCCTTAACCAGATGCGCCTGCCGAATGTGTCCTTCGCGGCGGGCGGCCTCGTCGATTGGGTTTCCCGGATCAAGCTTCCGAGGTTCAGCGCGGGCGGCATGGTCGAGATGGCAGCTGGCGGCCTGATCGATGCACTCTCGCGGCCCATGATGGCCTCGCATGCCATTCCTGCGTTCGCTGACGGCGGTGCAGTATCCGCCCCGGCTGGACAGAGCGCCAAGCGCTTCACCCTGGTCCTGGGCGACAAATCCTTCGACAATCTGACGGGGCCGGATCACGTCATGACGCAGCTGGAGCGCCATGCTGTGTCGCGGCAGCTCTCGTCGGCGGGCCGCAAGCCCTCGTGGAATAGGTGACGTAAATGGCTCTGGCCGACTCAGGGACGCTGCTCGTCCTCCTGAATATCGGAGTGCCCTTCTATTCGGCGCGTGGGCTCACGCAGACGCTTACGCCCATCCAGGCCATCCGCAACAACAAGAACAACCTGCGGCGCACGATCGGAGGAACGCTCCTCGATCTCACGCCGCCGCAGTTCCTGAAATATGGCTCGCGCATCTCCGCGACGGATGTGGCGCCTCCCGCGATCAACGGCGTCTTTCCGGGAACCACGATCACCGTCGAGTGCGTCGCGGAGCTGGCTTATGCGGTCGGCGGCTCGCCAACCCGGCCCGAGGTTTCGGGATCGTCGGTCACGGCCAATGGCTTCGTCTTCTATCGCCCCGTCCTCGCCATGATGGTCGTCGACCTGAGCGAGAGCTTCGCCGAGTGGCAGGGCGAGAATAATTGGTTCATCGATCTTGAAGAGGTGTGATCGGTGAGCACTTTTCCGTTCTATTTCAGTTGGGTCGCACCCGGCACGCCGTTCAATCCGGCGATCCACAATGTGCAGGATGAGGAAATCCTGTCGTTCAAGATCGAGCACTCGGAAGGCGAAATCCCGTCGCTGACGATCGAGATACGCAATCCGCGCATCGGGCTTCTCGCGCCGGGCCGGCTTGTCTGGGCCTGGTTCTCCTGGGATTCGCAGGCGAGCGACGGGATCGTGGCATTGTTCTTCGGGCGCCTGGTGAGCGTGCCTACCGATCTTCTCGGAGAGGCAGTGACGCTCCGCTTCAGCGCTCAGCCGCTGAACTTCCTGGTGCAGAAGCAGAGCCTCGCTCCGAGCTTGCAGGTTCGGCCCTATTGGGACCCGGTCTTCATCGACATCGCCCATCGCCTCGATCCGGACTCAGTGCTCGAAGGCTACTCGGCCTTCTGGCATGTGGACCGTGTCTTCAACTTGGTGTCGATCTCCGATGTGCTCGTCGGCGAGGATGGGCTTATCTCGATCACGAGCAGCGAGGGCTTCTACGATTCTGTCAATTTGTCGGTCGACAAGCCGCCGCTGCGTTCGGTCTATGTGAAGGCGACCGTCAAATGGACGCAGCAAGCGGTCGGCACTGTCGACATGCTGCCGCAGCACATCCAGTCATATTCGGGAGACGGGCTGATCAGCGGGTGGCCGAAGCCTCTCGCCTCCCTCGGCGCCGGCTGGACCGTCGCTTACTCGTCTGCCTATGACGTCTACAATGTCGCGAAGACGCAGACGATCACCATCACCACGAGCTGGAAGAACCAGGAGAAATCGCACAACTACGGCGACCCGATGAGCTTCAACCAATCGTGGACGCGGCCGATCTTCCGCTGCCCCTATCTGCGCCAGGTGGTCACCTCCTACAGCAAGATCGCGATCATCGACCAAGACCCAGATGGCTTTAATGACCCGACTGCGACGACGAGTTACACTGATGTCTGGGTCCCGCTCTGGACTGTCTCGACGACCTTGGTGCTGCGCTACGAGGCGATGCGCCAGAGAACCGAGGACGTGCGCTTCACGCTTGCCGCCGATCTGCAACCCGTGTTCACCGATCCGGGCGGACAGGCAGCTAATTTCGCGCAGGATTCCGAGCTGATCGATGTGCAGGGGAGCGTCGGGCTCGAAGGCCCCTATGGCACCGATCGCGGCACATGGGCGCCCGACACGCAATACTACCTCTACGACTACTTCATCGTCACCGTCGCAGGCATCCAGCACGCCTATTATGTTCTTCGCGACCATGTAAGCGAACCGGCCTTCAACGAGCAGTCGACAGCCGGCGTCTGGCAGCCTTTCACCTATTACGGGCAGGGCGAGAACGTCTACGTCGGGGGCGAGGTCTTTGCCGTTCTCGTCAGCCACCAGAGCAAGGCGGGGTTCAATGCGGCGGCCCTCGATGGCAACGGTAACCTGATCTACCAGTTCCGGCCAAACCCGTTCTCAGGCCAGCGCCTCTATTCGCCGATCCCTAACTATCGCGGTGCATGGCTGCCCTCGACCGTCTATGTGGGCAATGACATCGTGATTGCGCCGGGAGGCACCTATTACAAGGTCATCATCGGTCACACGTCGGGGTCGACATTCGATCCCTATGGCACCGACCCGACCGGACAGCTGCTCTTCGCGCTCCTGCTCAACCCCGCGCCGATTGGTGACTTGTCGAGGCGCTCCTATCTCCCGACCGATCGTGGCCTGTGGAGCCTCGAATACCTGATCATGCGCGCGCGGGCCGCGCTCGTCTCGCGCTCTCGCGCGGTCAAGGTGACTTTCGAGTGCCCCTTCCATCTCGCGGTCTATCTGTCGTGCCGCAAGAATGCGCAGCTCTTTGATTCGCGTCTTCCGGGAGGCCAGGCTACAGGCAAGGTCACCTCCTACAAGCTCATCGGGGTTGGCGTCGACAGCGCTCCATACGCGAGCATCACGATCTCCTGTGCTGTCGGCAATGGAAATGCCGTTCACGAGTTCGACGGCAACCCAACCTACGCGGCGCCAGGATACGCGGTTATTGGCTACCAGTATTACACCGACCGTGAGACCTTGATCGGTGCTGGAGACGTCAACTACTCCTATCCGGCCGACAGCCCGATTGACGACGGTCTCGTCTTTCCGCTCGATAAGACGCAGTCGGTGATCAGCGAGACGATCACCACCAATCCGATCTCCCAGGAACAGGCGATCATCACTGCCTATACGGGATCGCAACAGCAACAGCTGTTCCTGGCGCAGATCGAGGCCGGCATCAGCGAGGCGCAGGCGCAGATCAACCTCATCCAGTCGCAGCACATTTCACAGGCGCAGCTCTATGAGCAGGCGCTAGCAGCAAATCCATCCTGGTATGAATTGGTGCTCAACCCGGTTGTCAACGGCCCCTTCTCCACTGAATATGACATCACCGTGAGCGAACTCATGGTCCCGCAACAGATCAATCTCGCCGCCCCATCATCGCCGTGAGGAAGAGATGCCGTCCTTCGAGGAAATCGTCAGACCATTCCAGACGCCCGATATCACCCCGCCAAAGCAGGGCACGGACGACGTGCCATCCGTGGTGCCTAATGTCATCGTGATCGCGGGCGGCACCGGCAGCGGCAAGGTCATGCAGGGCAACTATCAGGCGACGTCCACCGTCTATGTGATCAAGAGGCCCAAGGAAAAGACCAGCTGATGCCGGCCGAGACCGACCGCAAGACGCACATGATCCGGATCACCGATCCGAACAATTCGTCGAGCTATGTGGACGTCAAGATCATCGACGAGATCAGCTTCATAGACCAGCACGACAATGCTCAAGAGACGACCTACACGGTCGACAATCACAACGATAACACCAATCGCCAGGTCCATGTCGTCACGGTCACCGGAAGTGATGGAGTGAGCACGGCGGACGTCGAGCGAGTAGACGTCTGGTCAGTCCTCGACCCACACGATCAGACGAATGCGGCGCAGGAGAGCCAGTTCGCTCTCATCGGCAATATGCAAGAGCCGCCAGTGCATCTCGTGACGCATGATTTCACGATCGTGAATCCGGACAACTCGAATATCTGGATCAAGGTGCAGAGGATCGACCAGCTATCTGTCGTCGACCAGCATGATCCGGATAATGCGGCACAGGAGACTATCTACACGCTCAACTGGCCTGACGATGACAGCACCAATCCGTCTGTGGTTGACACCTCAGACGACGGCACTTCCATCAACCCGCCGTGGCGCCTCGATCCCTTCCAGAACATCATCGATCTTCAATGGGGCGGCGTCTGCATTGTGGTGACGGAGGCCTCGCAGATATTCTGGTCAGCAGACGGCACGACCTGGGCGGAAGTCGACACGCTCGCGAAGCTACCGAATGGCTTCCCTGCCAACGTGTCGCCTCCAAATTCGGACGTCTTCTATGCCACCGACTGCGCAACCTACGATGTGCAGAGCAAGACCTTCTTCGTCATTCAGTCGTCGGGCCGCGTGTCGAACATGTGGGAGTCGAATGACGGCAAGACCTGGGCGGTCTCGGACGGATGGAATTCCTGGCCCTACTTCGTCGAGAACGGCCCGATAAATTCCTACGAGGAGACCGGGCTGATCGATGCGAGCTTAGGCGTCGGCGGTCCATGGTCGATCAATGGCGGCCAGACCTGGAACCGCTCGGGGCACATTCCGGTCGGCCAGGAAAAGGGAGTGATCTACCCGGCTCCTGTTGTGATCTTGAAGAGCGACATGGACAGCCCAGGAGGGGGCACGACCTATGTTGTCGACACGACCAACGACAACCTGATCGATGCTAGCGGGCACGTTATCCCGATCAGTCGTGGACAACGCTTTGCGGCAGGGAACGGCACACTCGTCGGCTTCGATTCCAACAATCAGGGCGCTCCTGTCCTCGTTGTGTCGACAGACAACGTAAAATGGCAAGTCATACCTAAGGTCGGGGACATCCCAGGAGAGACGCCTGGAACGCCGGATGCCTTTCAGAATTTCGCTAACGCTCAGCTGATCTTCGCATTCGGGAAATTCGTGTTCGCCGGCAACACAGCGGTCAATCTCGGTGGCCAATGGTTCGCTAATCCGACAGAGATTTACACTTCTCCCGACGGGCTAAAATGGACCAAGGTCTTTCAGGCTGGGTATACGAATCACACCAGCGCACCGCAGTTTGTCACCACTCCCGCGATGACGATCTACTACTACATAGCGATTGGGATGGGAGTGGCGCCTGGAACGCTTATCGCCTTCACGCAGCTCGTCGGTGCGGGCGGCCAGCCCGTCGCAGTTCCCTCCGGGTGGTCCTTCAACTTGGTGCCATCGCCGCCGACGCTTACGCTTTCGCCGCCGATCTACAACCCGCCTGCCGCAGCGACATACCAGCTTCTTTATAACCCGCTCATTTATGACTATACGAGCCCGGTCGACGTGCCGGAGGTCTCCGAGTGGCAGGGCTTTGACATGCGGGCGTGCGGCATCGCGGTTGTGACATCTGGACCGCCCTTCCCCATTCCTCCTTCCCCAGGCTAGGCCCCAGACATGGCAGTCACCTACAGGACAACCGGACCATGGGGCGCTGGCTCAGCGTCTGACCTTCCGGCTGCGACGATCGATGAGAACTTCTGGACGTTGGTCCAGGAGATCATCACGCTCACGAGCGAGATCAGCGGCTCGGTCGTCTCGATCGCGAGCGCCACCGTCGTTGGAAACCAGCTCACCTTCACGCTGACCAACAGCGCGGTTCTCGGTCCTTACACGCTTCCCGTCGCGCAGTGGAACTGGCGCGGCCCTTGGCAGCCTCTTACCACCTACGCGATCCAGGACGTGATCACCGACAATGCCTCGGTCTATCTCGTCATCTGGAACCATACGTCGGCGGCAACCTTCAACCCCGGCGCTAATGACGGCCTAGGCCACAACTATTATGCCCTCCTCTTGACGATTCCCGGCAGCGCACTCCCGGCGCACGGTTCGACGAACCAGGTGCTCGCCAAGATCAACGGCACCGACTTCAACACCTACTGGGCGACGCTCACGCTCGAATATCTGGAGGACGTTCAGCATTCGCCAGGCCCGGCGAATGGCGATCTGATCCAATATGAGTCGGGTCTATGGCGCTTCGTCGAGGCATCTTCGCTTGCCCTCTTGTGGTCGCAGCTGACCGGGACGATACCCTACGATTCGCTACGCAACCCGACCGTGACTGTGCTCGGAACATCCGGCTCTGTGGCGCTCGATCCGTCGCTCGGCGACGTCTTCACCGTGATCCCGACCGGCAACATCACGCTCGATGCGCTCTTCGCGCCGGCTGATGCCAAGATCGTGGTCATCATCACGACGAGCGGCAGCGCGGATCACACCATCACGCTCGGGACGCTATTCGCGACCGCAGACGTGATCCACACGGGCACGACTAGCGGCGTGGACATCACGCTGACTTTCACAGGAGACGGCAGCAATCTCTATAGCACCGGGCGATCTTCAGTCGTTGCGCAGCCGGCCGACTACCAGGCTGACAACCCGCGCCTGACCTTGACCACTGACAGCGTGTGGGGAGCGGCGGTTCCGGTCACGCTGACGGATGCCGGCACGATCTCGATGGACTTCTCGACCTTCATCAACGCCTTCGTGACGCTAGGCGGAAACAGGACGCTTGGCACTCCCGCGAATGTGAAGCCGGGGCAGTCGGGGCTGATCGAGATCGACCAGGATTCAACGGGCACGCGCACCCTCACGCTTGGCTCTGGATATCTCACCGCTGGGGGCGCAGGCATCACGCTCTCGACGGCGCCCAATGCCAGGGACGCAATCGCCTATACGGTCCTGCATGATGGCGACGTTCTCTTGAGTCTCCAGGCGGCGCTCGCGTGATCCCTGGGAACATCAATCTTTCGGTGCTCGCCTCTGGCGGGGGCGGCCCTCCTCCCCCGCCACCAGGGCAGAGCTACAGCAATTACGAAGGCTCCGGCAGCCGCAGGGCGCCGGTCCTGGCAACCACTACCGCAACGTCGGCGGCCGGCGACGTCACCTATCTGCTCGACGGCACGGGCGGCAATACCTGGCAGTGGAACAACGGCCAGAGCGGCCTCACGGTCACTTTCGATCTCGAAGCGAGCACCGAGGACACGACCCATCGCGTGATCGATGAGGCCACGTGGCTCCAGTCGACGACGGATGTGCATGGCACATGGCAGTGGGCTGGATCGAACGACAACGTCACCTACACCAATATCGGCTCGACCTTCACGCTCGGTGGCTCGACGAGCCAGGTCCTGACGACGCTGCACGGCAACGCCACCGCCTATCGCTATTACCAGCTGCAACAGACGGGAGGCACGACGTCGGGGACGCCGTTCCTGCAAAGCCTCACCTTCAGGATCGATGCGGCGCTCACGCTCGGCTATTTCGGCACCTATGGCGTCGGCAACCGCACCTCGGCGATCACGGTCACCTCGACCGCCGTAGCAAGCGGTTCGCCTAGCCAGCTTCTCGACGGTAGCTTCGGCCAAAGTTACTACTGGGTCGGCGGCCAGACAGGCCTTGTCGTGCATTTCGACTTTGGCACTGGCGTCATCGTCAATGAGGCCTTCTGGTATCAGAGCGCGGCCATCGCTGAAGGGACCTGGCAGTGGCAGGGCTCTAACGACGATTCGACCTGGACTAACATCGGATCGACCTTCACGCTCGGGGGCGCGGTCATGCAGCGCCACACGCAGCTGAATGGCAATACCACGTCATATCGTTACTATCGGATGGAGCAGACGGGCGGGACGACGTCAAACGCCTCCTTCCTCCTGGAGATCGAATTCAGCACGGGATGAGCTTATGTTCTCGATCCACAATCCGCTGCGCGCCTCGCGGGTGATCCATGACGGACTTCGCCCTGGCAAGAGAGGCGAGATCGCGATCGGCCCCGGACAGACGGTCGAGAACGTGCAGCTGGCGGACGCGGTCGTGAGGAACCTGGAGAACCGGCGCAACGATCTTCGACTGACGAGGCTCGGACCTCCTGGTCCACCAGTCTCCTTCATTGCCGCGCAAAGGGAGCCAGAGCGACGCGTGCCGAAACCCGCGATCGTCATCACCGGCATGTGGGGCATCGGCGACAATCTTCACCAGCGGGCCGTGATGCGCGAGCTGATGAAGACGCATGATGTGTGGCTCGAAACCTGCCACTATCTCGTCTACCACGATCTCGTTGCGCAGGGCCTGAAGCTAATCCGCAAGCACACGTCGCTTCGAGCCCAGGCGAAGACGATTGCGCGCGAGACTTCGATGTTCCCCTACGCTAACCCTCCTCCGATGAATGCCAGGCGCGGCATTAAGCTCTGGTATCACCGCAACGAGATCGAGCGCGACGGCAGCATCATCGAGGCCATGATGGCGTCTGGTGGCGTCGGCGGCGTGAGGCCGGATTTCAGCATGCCGGTGCCAGATGAATGGCGCAATGCGGCGCGCAAGCTGATCTCGCAATGGGACATAAAGGGCAAGCCGCTCCTCGTCTATCGGCCAATCGTGTTGAGGAAGGAATGGAACGGGAGCGCCCGCAATCCCGATCCGGAAGCCTATGCGACGCTGTTCCAATCCATCCGCGATCGGTTCTTCGTGGTGAGCCTTGCCGACCTGGAGCAGGGCAAGGAGTGGATCGTCGGAGAGGAACAGGACGCCGACGTGAAGCTCCACCGTGGCGAGCTGGATTTTCAGACCATGGCCGGGCTCTTCGCCGAGGCCGATATGATGTTCGGCAATGCCGGCTTCGGCCCGGTCCTGGCGCAGGCAGTCGGCACGCCGCTCATCGTGGTCTATGGGGGCCGCGAGAGCTACCGCACCACCGAGCGCGGGGGCGCCCATCTCGCCCCCACTCTCGGCATTGATCCGGACAAGCCATGTGATCGGCACAACGACTGCCGGCGCGATGTCACGGTCAGGACCAAGAATGGCGGTATCTGCCCCTGTGACAAGCACATCTCGATCGAGCCGGCGCTGGCGAGGATCGCCGAATTCGTGGACAAGCATCTGCCGAAGCCAGCGCGCACGCTGATCTTCGCCACCACCTATGTCGACTCGGATGATCGGGTGAAGCTTACGGACCATTGGCTCACGCTGATGCGCGCGCTCAACCCTGATTGCGATCTGCTCATCGTTGACTCGGACTCGCCGAGGAAGGCCTTCATCGACGCCAGGCACGGAGGCTTCACGCCCTACCAGTCCGGCGCCAAGGCGAAACAGGCGTTCTACAGCTTCCCGGACAATGTCGGGCATCTGTCGCGCAAGGGGCGCGATGGCTGGGGACGGGCTTTCAGCTTCGGGCTGCAAGCGGCGATCGACTGCGGCTATGACTACGTTGCGCACATCGAAGGCGACTCACTCTTCAGGCTTCCGGTGTCGCCGATCATCGACCAAATGGAGCGTGACAAGGCAGACGCGCTCTCGGTCGCGGTGACCGGCACAAATCGCCAGTGGTTCGGCTGGGCCGAGACGGGCCTGATGTTCTTCCGCACGAAGTATCTCGCCGAGAGCAATTTCGTCCGTAATTACGACTGGCAGAACCGCAAGGTTAGCCCCACGCCTGAGATCGTCGTGTCGAAGCTCCTCGGTCCACGCCTTCGCCTCATGCCGTGGAAGGCCTGGAGAGGCGACAAGAACCAGATCACGAGCGGCAATGTTGTCTCGCTCAATCTTGATTGGGTCACGCATTGCCACAGCGACATGGGCGTCTATGACCACTTTCTCGAAGCTGCTATAGGAAAGTCGGCCTGCTCCAACGGGGCGATTGACATCGCTGGCAAACTGAAGGAACGGGCTGAGCCTGAGTTGCCGCCAGCTTCTCAGGCTCCTTTGACATCTGAGCTTACCGGGGCAGAGCCTGCGCTCAAGTGCCAGCCGGGGAGCGAGGTGAAAGCCCTCGCGCCCATCAAGCTCAACTTCGGATGCGGGACGAACAAGCTCGCCGGCTGGCAGAACTTCGACGCCGAGATCGACATCGGCAAGCCGCTTCCATTCCCAGACAATCACGCAGACTTCATCTTCGCTGAGCACGTGGTCGAGCACATCGACTATTACGCGGCGCTGGCCTTTTTCCAGGAATGCCTGCGTGTGCTGAAGCCGCAAGGCGTGGTCCGGATCACGGTGCCTTCGGTCGAGCAGATCATGAAATGCGGCGACGAGGGCTACTTCAAGTTCACGACCAAGTTCCACGACAAGGGCGCGACCGTGCGCGGCGCCATGCACAACATCATTCACTGCCACGGGCACCGCACGGCCTGGACAGCCTCGCTGATGGATTCGTCGCTGTTCTTCGTGGGCTTCGAGGGGCTGGAGCAATGCAAGCCGCGCGAGTCCTCGCGCTCCGATCTGCGCGGCGTCGAGGGGCACGGCGCTGTGATCGGCGACCGCTGGAATGAAATCGAGTCGCTCGTCTTCGAAGGCACAAAGCCCGGCGAGAGGCTGATCGCCATGGACGGTCCCGCGCGCACCAGGGTCGCTGTGGTGGTCGGCGGCGCCGAGTGTGTCTTCGAGGACATCGCCAAGGCGCGCGAGCTGTGCGCCGAGACCGGGTGCGAGCCGGTGTTCTTCGTCATCAACGACATGATCTCGCTGTTTGAGGGCGGCATGATTGCCGTATCGCTACATCCGGACAAGCTCGCGACGTGGCTTGGTGACCGAGCGGCGAAGCGCTATCCCGCGCCGCTCCAGGTCTGGGCGCACCGCCCTCACAAGTCGGCGACGCACCACACTCCGGACTGGGGCGGATCCTCGGGACTGTTCTCGGCCAAGCTCGCGATCGAGCAGGGGTTCAAGCAAGTCCTCCTGTGCGGCGTGCCGATGACTCTGGACGGCAAGCATGTCGTTCGGAAGCAGAACTGGAGCGCCTTCCACGCCTTCCGGGGCGCTTGGGATCGCCATCGCCGCGAGATCGTTCCCTACGTGAGGAGCTTTTCCGGCTGGACGGCCGATGTGCTTGGCAAGCCCGATCACGGCTTCCTGGGCGGCTGGGCGCCGGCTCCAGCCATCACCATAGCGGCCCCACCAGTCGACCGGGCTCCTGAGCCACGGGAAAGGCTGGACGAGCCTCCCGCGCCGGTTCCGGTTCCTATGCAGCTCATGCCAAGGCCCATGCGACCTTGGGCGATCCGCAGCCGCCACCGCTGAAAGGGCTCCCATGAAGGACAACCGCGCCATCGCCATTGCCTACCTCAAGGAAGATGAGGGCGGATACGCCGAGCGTGCGACTGAACCGGGAGGAGCCGTCAACCACGGCATCTCGCTCACAGCCTTTCGCGAGTGGAGGAACCGGAAGGGGCGCCCGACGCCGACCATCTTCGATCTCAAGGAGATCAGCGACGCAGAGGTGATGGAGTTCTACGGCGAGGTCTGTGACCGCATCCGCTTCGATTTCCTGCCGAGCGGCTTCGACTATGCCGCGCTTGACGCTGCCGTGAATGAGGGCGAAGGCGAGTGCGCGGCTCTCCTGATCGTCACCAAGCGGCTCGCGGACATCAAGGCGCGCATCCATGCCATGAGTGATTGTCGCTTGGCCGTGAAGCGCCTCGATCCTGAATGGGCCAACGCTGGCGCCGGCTGGATGGCCAGGATCGGCGCGCGCGTGCCGCAGCGCGCTATTGAAATGCTGGGGAAAACTCCTGCCTAAGCACCGACACCCGAGGAGGATCGAGCGTAAGCTCTTCCTGAGACGGCTCAAGGCGAAGCCGGGGCCGAAGAAAGGGCGCGCTCAACCGGAGAGAGAACCATGTGGAACGGATTCGACCCCACGCCCTACGACCGCGCCGAGTGGCTCGCGCACGTCAAGGCGATCCGCAAAGCTCAAATGACCTGGAGCCCGATCGGCTGCACGCTGCACAATACCGGATCGCCGAACTTGAAGCAGTGGGTAGAGACTGGCCCGCAGCACGACGCCAGGCTCCGCAATCTGGAGAACTACTATGAGAAGCAGCTTGGGTGGCACCATGGACCGCACTGCTTCATCTCGCGCACTCGTATCAATGGCTTTTCTCCGCTCACGCAGCACGGCATCCACTCCACATGCTTTAACGCAAACCGTTTCGGGCTGGAGATGGTCGGAAATTTCGCTCCTGGAGGAGACCTATTCGATTCCGGTGATGGTGCTCTCGTTCGAGACAATGCCGTGTGGGCTCTCGCATGCCTGCACAAGGCCTTCGGCTTCGATGCCGACAAGCTGACATTCCATCATGATTGCCCGGCAGACCACCATGACTGTCCTGGGCACCTCGTCTCGAAGGCCGACATCATCGAGCGCGTTAAGACGGTGATGGCGACGCTGTGAGCACCGTTTGCTGAGAGGCTGGGGAGCTGGGGGATGCATAGAGACCGACGCGGCTACATGCGGGCTTACCATCTGCGGATGGGGCACACTACGGGGACCATGGGCAAGCGCCTCGCTGAAGATGAACGCCCTCCGTCCCATGTCTGGTCAGAGCGCGACCGCGCCATCGCCGCATCGATACGCATGAGCCTGACGGCGAAGATCATGGGCGACCCGCTTCCAGGGCGCTCGGCTTTGGAACGTGACGAAGGGTAGCGTAGCCTGATGTGATTCAAAAACGGGGCTGGAAACATGCGCTATCACCATTTCGATAAAGCCCGCGTCGCCGAACTCCATTCGCAGAAGCTTCGTCTGGAAAAGCAGGATAGGGCAGATGACCGTTTCGTCATGGTCCTCGGGGCGCTTATGCTGATGATGTCGGTCATTGCCCTCGTGATCTCGCTGATAACGAAGACGCCATAGGGAGGAAGAAACCATGCGCTACTATGGCCGCGAGCCGGATCGCTTCGATCAACGCGATCAACACTTCATGGCCGCGCACCCAGCACTGAAGACCGCGCCGCTCCTCCCAAGCGTCGATCTACGCGCGCAGCTGCCGCCGTCCTATGACCAGGGCCAGCTTGGAAGCTGCGGCGCGAATTCGATGAAGCGGCTCATGGCCTTTCTCTACCCCGGCTTCGACGGCTCGCGGCTGGAGATGTATTGGAACGTGCGGGAGCGCGAGGGCACAGTCGGCCAGGATTCAGGCGTCGAGACGCGCGACCTGTTCATTGTGGCGCAACAGATCGGCATGGCGCCGGAGAATGACTATCCCTATGACATCGCGACTTTCACCGACAAGCCGAGCGCGCGATGCCAGGCTGACGCCGCCTCCCACCGGATATCTGCCTACTCACGCCTCTCGACCGCGCATGACGTGCTGGCCTGCCTCTCAGGCGGCATGGTCTGCATCGCCGGATTCGAGGTGCCTCAGCCCTTCGAGGGCGTGGAGATCGAGAGCACGGGCATCATGACCATGGGGCATACGGCTGGCACGATTGTCGGCGGCCATGACGTGTGCTGCGTGGGCTACAACATGAACTTCAAGTCCTCGCCGTTCTTCCGCGCATCTGGTGTCGATCCGGCGCTCGTCACCGACCACATGCTGCTCTTCGCGAATTCGTGGGGACCGGACTGGGGAGATGCGGGGCATTTCTGGGCGCCGCTCATCTGGATGATCGATGTCTCAACGGGCGCCGACATCTGGACAGGAAGGAAGTGAACATGCGTCATCCGATCATCGGATCGCTTGCTGCCGTCATCGGCCTTGGTCTTGCCGCCTGCCAGACCACAGGCACGACGATCACCTTCTCTCCGCAAGCCGTGCAAGCGGCTGTGCTCGCAGGGTGTTCCTACCAGGTGCCAGCCGAAGAGATCGCCGGCCTCCTGGCAACCGGAAATCCGGCGATCACGACTGTCTCAGCTGCCGCTCAGATCATCTGCGCCGCCGCTGCCGGAACCACGATCACGCCTGCGCCTGCTCCGGTCATCGGCCCGGCGCCGACGCCAGCTACCGTCGTCGCCAAGACGGCTCGCCGCACGACGGTTGTCGTCTATGGCGTCACTCTCCACGCGACGAAGAGGTAGCCGTCATGGACACCACGCAGCTTAATTTGCTGATTCCCATCGTCCTCTCGATCTGCTCTCCGCTCTTTGCCAAGCTTGGGCTTACGCAGGAACAGGCTTCTGGCACGGTCGGATGGGTGCTGTCTTATGGCGTGCCTGCGGGGTCTGCCGTATGGGCATGGTTCCAGACGCAGCGTGCCGCGCGGCTCAAGAGAGCGGCGGCAACGTCAGGGGTGGTGGCGATCCACATGGACAGCGATGCCGGAGCTGCCGCGCTCGGCAAGGCTGGGGCGAATGACAATATCCTGGGGCCGAGCGAGGTCCCCGCTGCCGTTGTCGGCAGAAATGGCATCAAGGCTGTCGTCATGAGCACAGAGGCAGCCGCCAAGGCTATTCCGAATGACAATGTCGTAGGGCCGTCGAAGCTGGCGGCCTGACGCCAACAAGGGCCGGGGGAAACATGGATGTCGCGCTCATCTGGGACATCGGAGTCAAGTCCGGCCCTTTTTTCATCTTGCTCGTGGCGGGTGCGCTGGCCTTTGTGTTCAGCAAGCTTGCCTCGGTCGATCGCTCGATAAGGATACAGGCTGCCGCGCAACAGGCGCAGGCGCAGGCGACTGACAAGCTCGCTGACGGATTGCTCGCCGTATCGAGAAATCAGGAGCGCTCCGGAGAAGGCACGGACGACATGATCCGTATGATGGAGCGTTTCCAGGCCGCCGAGGCAGAGCGCCATGCCTCCAATGTCAATTCACTGAACGGCATCCTGACAGCCGTGAACAATAATGGCCGGCATAGACCATGACCCTTATGAGTTCGCTGCGGACGTGGCTAAGGCGCCTGCGTATCGGCGCAGACTATATAGATGCGTCATCAGAGAACCTGACGATGTCAGCCAAGAACGCTGTAGAAGCCGGCGAGGAAGTGCTGGAAAGGTCCAAGCGCACAAGGACCAAAATTCACACGCAGAGGCAGCGTGTAGCCAGGAGCTTCGATGCCATTACCAAGCTCGTCGATGCGACGCGCCACCAAAGCAAACGGTGAAATCACTTGGACATCTCCATGCAAGTCACGGTCAGAGAATGGGTGCTTGAGGCTTCTACGCTCGTTTCATTCTGTATGCTCGCAGTGTGGCTTTGGTTCCTTGTTCCGCGCGTGTGCACGAGCCGCTTCTATGCCGATGATACGACACGTGGGATCATCGCGATCGCAGCCTTCGTCATAGGCGGCCTGTTGCGCGGGGGATGGGTCAGTGGGCTGCTATGGTCCTTTTCGCACCACGAGGACGTGGACAAGGTCGCTGCCCTGTGGCCGATCGACCTTATCGGCGGAATCGTGACCGTGACTGGAGGGCTCTGCGTGATCCGCGAATTCGCTCCTGACGGATATGGGACACGCCTTGCGATCATCGCAGCCTTCGCGAGCGCTGCCAGCTTGCTGATCATCCACGTGCTGTAAATTCTAAATTCCAACCATCGACCTGGACAGAAGTGCAGCCATGGCTGAGCAGACGAGTTCGAAACGATTGGCAGACGAGGCTGCAAATAACCGTCCTAGCGGCTCTATGGGCATTGGTGTCGATGCATTCGGTGGGGCAGTTATCGACCCCACCAGAAATGTCCTCGACTTGGTGCATGCCGAGAGCAAATACCAGGATGGAATGCGCGATAACCTGGAGAAGATGCTCGACCAGGCCCGCGAGTATGAAGCCAAGTTGCAGCACAATGCCAAGGACGCGGAATCGAAGCTCCAGACCTTGAGAGCAGATGCTGAGAGCAAACGCATCGATCAGCTCGCCGAACTGCGCCAGATTTACGATAAGCGAATTGCCGATATGCTCAGCGAATCGGTGCGCTCTACATCGTCGCTAGTCTCGACGCAGCTGGTGCAGATTCAGGCAACGTTCGATGCGCGCGTGTCGAAGCTTGAGGAGTTCCGCTGGCAGAGCACTGGGAGGAGCAGCGTAGCCGATCCGGCGTTGTCGGCCTCGCTCGAAGCGCTCGGATCGAGCATTGGCAACATGCAGTCCTCTTTCGCTGAAACCCTTGGCAAGCTCACCGCAGCCCAATCTGATGCGATGACGAAGGTAATGGCGAGCATTTCGGCGTTGCAGGAATCTGGAAGTTCCACTAAAGGCCAAGGCCTCGGGCGAAGGGACGTGGCAGCCTGGGTCTTCGCTGGCCTAATGGCTCTCGCGGCAGTCGCTGGGCCGATCATCACTATCGTTACGGTAACTTCAACGACGCATTCGACAACGACGCATGGCTGAGCAGGACGTTGAACCAGAAAATGTCGACAACCACAGACCTTCTGAGCGTCTATGAGAGGCTGCAAGCCGTGCAGCAGTTGATGCACGACATGACCAGGAAAGGACAAAGCCTCATGGCTACGATCGACGACCTCAACAATGCAATCGCTGCGCTCGCCTCGGATGTCACGACCATTGTCGCTGATCTCAATACCGAGATCGCCGCACTGGCGGCTGCGAATTCAGCATCAACTCCGAACCCGGCAATCGAAGCATCTGTAACGAACCTGAACGCGCTCTCAGCCCAGCTCGCGGCAGCCATCGCGGCTGTTCCGGCTGGTCCGACGGGAGGGACTGGTCCGACCGGCGCCACAGGCGCCACTGGACCTTGAGAGATCGCCGTCGTCTACCGCGACGGTGGAGAACTGGGCCGGACGCAGTTGCGCCCGGCCTTTTTTTGTGTAGCGTCAGCCCTCGATGGTCGAGCGGCATGTAACCGCGAAGACGATCATGCTCTCTCTAGGTTACTCCTGTCTTGGGCGGAAGGGCCGGCACTCGCGAGGTGTCGGCCTTTTCTATTTCGGCCATATCATGCAGGTATTGTTCTCTAGACCAGCGTTCCAAAGCGGCTTTGCGGGCGATCTCGCTGCGGCGTTCTGGCGTGAGCTTCGCGGCTCGCGCAATGCCGCCAGCGATACGGCTGGCAATCTTCGGCTTCTTCGCTGGCCTGATCTTGCCGACGATTAGCCAATCACGATCGACGATCATGGCTCGGCGGCGCTCATCGCCTGGCACCAGAGCATGTGCACCCTGATCGGCATGTCGTATTGCGCGACCTTCACGGCGAGCGGATAGCGGCCGAAGAGCTTATCTTCGATGCGCACGATCAGCTCGGCCTTGAGGAGGTTGTCGCGGGTGCTCGTCGCCATCCAGGGTGAGTTATTGCCGCAGCCGATCGCGTCGAGGATGCGGCGCTCTGCCGGTGTGCGACCGGGGTGCTTGGGCTTGGTCATCATGGCGCGCTCGTGACCTCGCGATCACGTTTTCGGGACATATGGCAATCCTCTCTGGGCAGCGATCGATGGATATTTCGGCCACGTCTCGATGTCCTTATGGCCGCAGTCTGCGCAGGCCATGCCGAGGCCGGCATCCGGAATGAAGCACATGGGATCGACGTCATCGATCGGCACCTCGACCGTGACCTTGCAGCGGTCGCACCTGGCATAGAGATGGGCGCAACCGCGTATCACGGCCGAGAGCACGATGTCGGGTTTCTTCATCAATCCAGTGCGCGGATCGTATCTGCGCCGCGATACCGCCATCAGTGAACGACGGCCGCCCTGAGAGCTTCCTTGTTGTCGGGGCTCTCCGCGACGGCGTCGATGATCTGCTCGGGGTTGATGTCGAACCGAGCGATCAGCCCAGCGATGAGTCCAAGCGCGTCCTCGATCGACAGCTTCATATCCACGAGCGGAGCGTTCGATGCGTCCTCGATCGTCATGATCATCGTCGGCGCGCCGCAACAGGAGCAGGCGCAGACCGACGAGAGCGTGAGATGTTCGCCTTCGGGGATGCAGCTCATCATTGTCTTACCTCCATTGATTATTGCGCTCGCTGCGAAAGAGCTTCTTCAGCTTGGTCGAGTCATGCAGGAAGCGGACGCCAAACTTGGTGCTGTCGATCGAGATGATCTCAGCCGGCAGCCAGACGTCCCGCGCGACGACGCCTTCGAGGTGTATCTCATGGACCTCGATGACGTCGCCGATTTGCAGCTCGCGCTGCATCCTCATAGCTTGTCCTGCCCGTTGCCAGACGTGATCGACATGATCCACTTGAGCGCTTCCTGGCGCGCATAGACATCGCGCGGACCGATGTCGAGCTTGCCGCGCATCTGGACGATTCGGGAGATGATCGCTTCCTCCACGGCCGCCTCGATCGAGCGCTCGGCATGCTCCGTTGCCGAGTCGGTCGCGCGCATGGCCGCACGGTTGCGGTCGAAGGCCACGAACGGTCGCCCTCTCGGCGGCTGCTCTGCCTGGGGCTGCTCGTCGGTCGGCTGATCAATCGCCCTGGCGACCTCCGATTCGATGTGGGACATTTGGTCTTGATTAGGTTCGTTCATGGCTCTCTCCGGTGATTCGAGTGGATGGTCAGGCTAGGCACGTATGGCGGAAATTTCAACTACCGTTTCCGCGCCGGTATCTTGCGC